TCATCTACTGCTATTAATGCACATTGTTGTACTTTTTCAAATGGTACAAATCCATCTAAAAGAACATAATAACTATCTATTAAGTCCGTTGCTTTTTCTTTTGGTGTCATAGCTTTGTTATTTTAAGGTCACTACTTACGCTTGTATACCACTCAGTACCATACTTGGGTTTTTCAATCATCACATCATTGTTCTCTATAATGAAACAGATGGTGTTTAAGAACTCCCTGTTTAACACTGGTAGCTTACCATCTAAATCATAGTCTAATACCCCTAGGTATAGCTCAGCTATTTTTTCTCTATCTAATATCATTGGTTATGGTTTTTGTCATGTATTGTGTGCATATGATTAAATGAACTACTCCACTTTTTCTGTTTTTTATTAAATAAATTTAATATCCATTTCATAATCATTTCTCTACTATTTTATTGTCTATTGTTGGGTAGGTGCTGATGGTTTGCATCATGCCATTAAAGGTAGTATCAAAGGCTAAGGTCTCATCATACCACTTAGCTCTATCCTTACCATATATCTTTCCTGGGTTTATAAAGTACATATCAGTACCTGCCTTCCTACCTATAAACTTTTTATCCAATAAGTCCTCTATTCCCCTGTATATAGTTGGTCTGCCCGTTACATTAAACTCTGTCATCAGCTCAGGTACATTCAATCTAACCACATCCTTATTCAGCTCCTTGAATATATAGCTGAGTATTTTTACAGCCATTGAGTTTAAATTACGAAAGTCTTCGTAGGCATTTGGGTATATTCTAATATGATTCTCCATGTCCCTTCTCTTGAACTTAATCTCCCCAGAGTCCTTGTCTACCTCTCCCCACTTAGGGAAATAACCATGCTCTACCCTAAATGGATTATGCTCATAGGTTGCGTAATTAGTTATTCTCATATAACAAATATAACAATAATTGTTACAACTAACAAATATTATTACATATTATTTAAGCTTTCATTGTAATGTTTTTTATTACAATAGGCATAAAATCGTAACATTAATTGTTACACTCTTTTATAACAGTATTACGTTTGAGGGGTGTTACAGTATATATTACTATAGAGCTAGACGAAGCACGCGAGTCGTAGCGGGATTTATATCCTAATGCATATAATTTAGCTGATTATGTACTTTTTATATGCTTTTACGTATAGTGGTAAATTATAGGAGATATACTCGTAGTATGGGGACTCATATTCATATATATATAAGGGGGTAGGGGTGGAATCCCAAAAAACTAAACCGTGTACCCCTCGGATAAAATTTTTCATCGGTCACATGACCCGCGGCCGCATTCGCTCACCTGGTGAAAGGAAGCTAATACCTGGTAAATATATTTTTTTAATTTCCTGGTATGTTTGTTCCTGGGTTACTCCCTCCATTCATTCATCCAAAGTCTAAAACATTCTTACCACCTGGCAACAAATTATAAAGTAATTGAGGCCCAGGTTTACCACGTTGCAAAGTATCGGCGGGCCCCGTTTACCTTATAAGCTGTTTACCTTTTATTATTTTATCATTAATGAATAAATAATTTAAAAATACTGGTAAGGTTTACCTAGTTTTTGCATTAATGTATAAAGGATAAAAAAATAATATGGTTACATTTTAGCCAGTTTAACATATATGATAAAAGGCACCAGCCTATTAATAAATAAACAAAAACAAAAAAAACATGACACACACACAAAGCACCCAGGCATTAACAATTGCAACAGCCTACAAGTCTAAACAAATTAGAGCAGCATTAAGAAACCCAAAAAACTCAGGTAATTTTAACCAAATTTTATTGGAGGCCTTAAGTATTAAGAAAGAAAAAAGAAACGGAATTTTTGCCGCGTTATTTTGTTTCCTATTCTGTAATCTTTTAAACTTACCACTATTAAGTTTAATATTTGAGGGATACAATTTAGGCGCGGCAATTGGGGCCGCTGTTTTTTCTGGTGTTTTTCTTATGGTTTCCCTTGCATTATTGGAGGGAGAAAATTAACACATTTTAACAAAGCTTTAACAGACCCTTTGATTGCTGATATTATCAAAATAGTACTTTCACATTGTCAAACGGGGAAACCCAATAAATAAAACACATTAAATAAAATTAACATGCAAACAATTACTTTAGATTCAAAAAAATTAAGACTAGCTACAGCCTGGATGATTTACCAGGGTTTAAAAGTAACCCCAAAAAATTTAAAGAATGCTTCTATTTTATCAACTGAGCAGCTAGAAAAAATTTTAACAGACAGAGGAGTAAATATAAACTAATAACCAGGGCCACGTCAAACGGGCCCACAAATTAACACACATGAAAACACTTACAAGAAACTACCTACAGCGCACAGCCTTGAACATTTTCACATTCGGTTATGGAATGCCAAAAGACGCGCGCGACATGTTCGGGACATTGGGAGGTTCAGAATATTTTGAAACTAAAAAAGGGGACGTCTACCAGGTGACAAAAGATGACAGAAACAAATTCATTTTAATATATAAAATAAAATAACATGCTACAAGCTATTAACAAAAAACATCAAACAAAAGTAAATAGAGCCGTTTATTGGATTACAAAATACAGCCACTTAAATAATTTGAGGGACATTGCCGATGGGAACGGGGAAGAAAAAGAATATAAAAAATATGATAGACTTTGCGCGCGCTCCTTTGATAAGTATCTAGATTATTTATATGAGCTACCAAAGCGCGAACAAAAACAAATAGAAAAAAACTTTTAAAAAATTAAATTAAATACCATGACACACATTAAAAAAAAATATTTCTTTTTTTATACCACGGAATTTATTTCTGAGGCAGCGAGGCAACATAAAGAAACTAGCTTTATTTTAGCTGAGAAAGATTGCATATACCCAGAGCGCACAAAGGAATTTAAAATTCTTAAAGACTGGGGAGACCGCGACATAATCCAGACATACGGATACTCAACTACCAAAAATAATATTGACAATTTAAAAAACTAAAATTAAAAAACATGAGCACACAAACAAACCTTTTAAAATTTCAGCGCGGGAATGCAAAGCTCGGCCGCGACATTTTCACATTTTCATTACCAGCGGGCCATTCGTGCCCGTTTGCAAATGATTGCCTAAGCAAGGCGGATAAATTAACGGGTAAATTAACAGACGGCCCAGAAACAAAATTTAGATGTTTTGCAGCCAGCGCGGAGGCCGTATACCCAGCCGTTAGGGCGGCAAGATGGCACAATTTTGACATGTTAAAAAAACTAAGCACAGACAGGGCGGCCGCGTTAATCCTAGAAAGTTTACCAGCGCGCGCGGGGATTGTTCGTATACATGTTTCTGGTGATTTCTTTAATGAGTCGTACTTTATGGCCTGGGTGAAAGTTGCAGCCGCTAGGCCTGAGGTGACCTTTTACGCGTACACAAAATCATTAATGTACTGGGTTAATCATATTAAGGAAGTACCTAGTAACTTTATTTTGAACGCCAGCGAGGGCGGTAAATTGGACGCTCAAATATCTGAGCACGGCCTCAAATTTGCAAAAGTGGTATACAGCCCAGAGGAAGCCGCGGCCCTGGGTCTAGAAATTGACCACACAGATGAAGCAGCCTATAAGACTTCCCAAAGCTTCGCTCTATTAATCCATGGCCAGCAGCCCAAAGGAAGCAAAGCCAGCCAGGCAATAAAGGAATTGAAAAAAAGAGACATTAAATTTTCTTACTCAAATTAATATCATGTATAAATTTATAAAATCTAAATGTCAAAACTTTTGCACAGATACGGCCGTTAAAATATTCGTAGGTGACAAAATCTTATTAAGTGATGGCCGCGCATATTCTGAATATTCACCTACTTACCAGGAAACAAAAGAGGCCCAAAAACTTTTGGACATGCTCGCAGCCAGGGAGCCCGCGCACTGGGACACGCATACCAGCATCAACTATTAAAATGTTGGGCCTTCGGGCCCAATTTTTTAAAATTTTACTATCATAGTTTACTATCATCATCGGCAAAAACAGTACGGTCACGCCAAATTTTTTATAAATTTTAACAACTCTTTAACACTTTTTTAACAAATCAATTTATAAATTGCATTCAAATTTAAAACATGAGGACACAAATTAAACCCTTCACCTATGTTGAGCTAATTGGCCTAATAGCTGATTTAGAGGCTCAAAATAACCCTTCAGATAAGGACATCATAACCTTTTATAAAAGGCTAAAAGAAAAAACAGAAAAAGAAATATTAACAAAAATCTTAATTGAATTAGAACTTTTAAAATAAACAATATGACAATCAAATTAACACCGCAAGAGTCAGAAGAGTACTTTTACAATGCTTTATGCAATGGCCTAGGATACGTTGAATCTGGCTATAATTTAGAGCTTAGATACAACGAGGATGTTTTCCCAATCGTGGCAAATAAGCTCAAGGAAGACGGAAAACAATGCTGTTACGAGGATATTATCATGGAACTACTTCGCACGGGTCAACCAATTACCCTATACGATTATGAATGTGATGAAGACCATTTTATTAGAATTGAAGATGTACACGAAAGAGTACAGAATACACCTATTGAATACCTGATGGAAATGATAACAGAGAACGATGATGCTGATACAGCTGATGTCATCATCCAAACGGTTTTTTTAGGTGGGGTAATTTATGGTTAAACAATTAAATTAAACAATATGACAACGCTAAACATAAACGACAAGCAATACAAAATACACATCCAAAGGACAAGTAAGTACAAAATAGCCTCAGCTATTACGGACGATAAAAAGCCTTACAGAGCATTTAAAAAAACCTTCAGACTATATACAAAAGACAATCAAATTATAAAAGATATTGAGATTGCTTTAACAAATTTTAACAATCCATTAACAACAATGTAATAAGTTAGATAATACTTTTACATTCTAAAACAAACATTATGAAAAAAGAAACAAGAGCCTACTTATTAGAGATTGACAATGCTATTGTCAGAGAAAAATTATTATCTAAAAGCATTAGCGAGCTTACCGATGATGAGTTTATTGAATCAGCTGAACAATTCGGAGACGTTATGACCTTATCAAAACTTGCAGAAATGATTAACAATGACAACATCATCATGTCTGATTTCTACATTAGATTTATTGAGGTAGAGATATACGAGCTTCAATTGACCATTAGAGAATGGTTTGATACCTTACCTATTGATTTAAGATACAAAGCATTAAGAAATACCGATGAGTGGCGAATGAATCATAAGGCATCATCTTTTGAAGAGGCCTTAAAAGGTTCATTTGTTTGGAAGGATACAGAAGAGGGACATGAATTTTGGGAAGACATTTATGACAATCATCAAGAACAATTAGCTAACGACCTTTGGGAGCGTTCAGCTGAATAAAACAATACGACATGAAAAAAATATACTACCTAAACCATTGGATATTTCAAATCGGAAACGATTGGGTTGTATCCCTTGACGAATCATATCACAAGACATTAACAAGCGCAAAGGCTTGGATTGATTACCTAACTAAATAAACAACATGAAATATAGAATCGTTAAGCACTCTTGGAATGGCGCATACATAACTGATAACATGAACTACTACACCATAGAGGAGCGCAAATTTAGTATCATCAGCGCACTGAGAAGGGTATTCCTTGTAGATAATTCATGGGATGAATGGGTGCCAATAAAAGATAAAAAAGAGCCTATCCATTTTAATGCCTATATGGATGCTTACCATTGCTTTCTAAGATTAATATCGGGAGAGCCTGTTGGAGACTGGAAAGAAGAAATTATTAAATAAAAACAATACAATGACAAAAACAGAAATTGAATGGCCTATGATTGAGGTTAGAGCAACCTACAAGGTCACAGAAAACTGGGCTGAATACGAAGGCCACGGAAGACATTTAGTTGATGAGGGAGAAAGAGAGCTGACCAATTTAGAACTTTACATTGCAGGTGAAACCATAGATATTATGGACAAGCTTCCACAAATTATTAAACACATAAATCTATAACATGAAAAACAACATCCTACACGCCCTAGCTACTTTTATAGCTAGCAACTACGACCAATTAAAGAAAGACTACAATGAATTAAGTAAAGAGAAAAAGGCTTTAATGCCAATTTCCATATTCATAGTAGGAACATTTGATACCCTATTATCTAACCAACAAGAAGAAAATGATAAGCTATCTAAAGAAGCTGCTGACCAATCAGCATAACCATAAATGGGTGCTAGACAAATCATTTACGTCCAGTAATGCAAGGTATGGACACGAGTGCTATACCTGCAGCTGCGGCAAAATCAAGCACATTAAAAGGTCTTGGAATCGTAAACCAATAGTGGTAATAATAAATAAAACACAAGAAAAATGACTAAATATCAGCTGATGAATGAGGTAGAAAAAAGATTAATCATTACAGAAATTAATCATTCGTTATTATATGATAGCGAAGCCTACAAACAAATTATGTCAATCGTAAAGAAAAGCAATCCAGTTAAAACAATTAAACTATTCCCAAATGAAAATAAGACTAATTAAAGAAACAAATCACATCAAAGGAACAATATGGTATGTAATTGAAAAATACAATGGCACCTACTGGGAGAATATATATTCAACCATGGAAGGGCCAAATGCCTTGGCAAAATTTGATAAGCTAAAAGAACTTGATAATGAGGTAACTAAAGAAACATTACAAGAATTTGAAAAAAAGTTTGAAAAATAATTTGCGATATTCACAATTGTATATAACTTTACAAACCTAAAACACACAACATGATAAGAGATGTACAAGAAACAATCGTAGCTGATGCTAGGCAAAGTGTACGAAAACTATTAGAAGCCGCAATCATATTCCCAGACAACAAGGAAGAGATGATTGATATGGCCATGGAAACGATTGAATTAACTATTCTTAATTCTTTTTGGAAGCATGGTATAGGTGGTACCATAAGAACTGAGAAAGGAGAAAATTTATAAATCAAAAACAACATGAAAGCACTAATTAAAGAAAAACAAGAAAGAGTAAATCCACCTTATCCATGTATTAAGGACAATAAAGCAAGTAGAACTGGCGACTTACCATATGTCATAGTTCTTTTTAAAGGGCAAGGAGTTGGAACAATATTATATTCTAGTAATGAGAATTATGACTATAAATATAAGACAGGATTTTATTCAGAACTTCTTAATGAGTCTAATTTTGAATTATTTCAAGGACAAATAACTTTATCAAACTAAATTTATAAACTAAAAACACACACATGAGTATTATTAAAATTCAAGAGGAGTTACACGCTCCCAAAAATCAACGCAACAACTTTGGCAACTACAACTATCGTAGTGCTGAGGATATTATCGAGGCAGTAAAGCCTATTGCCCACAAGTACGGATACTATTTAAAAATCTCTGATGAGATTGTTGAGGTAGGTGGTCGTATCTATGTAAGAGCTATGGCTGTATTGGCTACAGAGGATGGCAAGAAAGAGTACATATCAATGGGATGGGCTAGAGAAGAAGAAACAAAGAAGGGAATGGATGCCTCGCAGATTACAGGTGCTGCTTCATCCTACGCTCGTAAGTATGCCTTGAATGGCTTATTGGCTATTGATGACACAAAGGATTCTGATGCCACTAATACCCATGATAAGGCAGATGCTCCAATACAAGCTCAAGTAGATAATGACCTGCCATGGTTAGAAGAGAAGTCTGAATCATTTGAGAAGGTTAAGAAGGCTATCCAAGATGGCAAGGCAACCTTAGCTGATGCAAGAAAGAAATTCAAAATCAGTAAGAAGGTATCCGAATTATTAATTAAATAAACTTATAGCCCTCACCATAATATTATTAATTATTAACAGGGGTATTAGCGATTATAAGGTGGGGGCATTTTAAAACAAACAACATGATTACATTACAAGATTTAAACGAAAGACCATTAAGCTATAGCTCATTAAAACAATTTGCTATTAGCCCTAAGCATTTCATTAACTACAGAAACAAACCAAAGGAAACAACAGCTGCATTAACCTACGGACAGGCATTACATTGTATGCTATTAGAGCCTAACGAATTTGACAATCAGTTTATTGTGTCTCCTAAGTTTGATTTAAGAACTACAATAGGCAAAGAGGGACACGCAAAGTTTCAAGAGCAATCAGTTGGCAAGACTGTGCTTGATGAGAAATTGCATACTGAGTTATTTAATTTAGTAGAGCATGTAAAAGCTAACCCTGAGTGGGAGGTATTAATCAATGGAGCTGATAAGGAGGTAGAAGAAAGAACAGAGATATACGGATTACCATTCGTAACTATCAAGGACATTGTAAAGGCTAATGGGGTAGTTGATGTTAAGTCAGTACAAAGTGGGCAGATAGATACCTTGATTAAGGACTTCTATAACTATCAGTATCATTTACAAAGTGCTATCTATACTCAGAATGGAGAATCATTTGCGTTCTACATAATAGAAAAAGGAGAGCCATACTACAATAGCTTGATTAATGTATCTGATGAGTTTATCAGCTATGGTAAGAAGGAGTTAGAGAGATTATGCTTAGCCTTTAACTATTGTTTAGAAAGACCTGAGTGCTTTGAAATGTCTTATGACTTCTGGTACAAATTTAATGGCATCAAACCTGTTATATCACTACCTTATTGGGTAAAAAATAATGACTAATGAAAACAGCAGTAGCTTGGGTATTTGAAAGATTAAAAGATACCTATAATAATGAGGGTAAAATAGATTTAAAAGATTTAGAGTTATACGAAACATTAGCAGTTAATAAAGAACGTATACAAATTATAGAATCTTGGCTTGATGGTAGACAAGATGGTTATCAACAAATTAATATTGAGTACGGTAAAGAATATTACAACGAAAAGTATAACAAAAACAAATAACTATATATTTGCATTATGGTTAATTATAGACAAATATGGATTAAAAAATATGGGAAAATACCCATTGATAATAATGGTAGAAGTTATGAAATTCACCATATTGATGGGAATAGGAAAAATAATTTAATTGAAAATTTAGTATGTATTAGTATTGATGAACATTATCAAATTCATTTAAAAAAAGGTCAAATACATGCTGCTAATTTAATTGCAAATAGAATGAATAAACCTTTGTTAATTGGCCACCATTGCACAGATGATGTAAAAAATAAAATAAGTAATTCAAAAAAGGGAAAACCAAAATCTGAAATACATAAGCAAAAAATGAGTGAGGCTAAGAAAGGAAAAATATTTACCAGTGAACACAAAAAAAATTTAAAAAAGACAAAGGAATTATTGACTTGTCCTATTTGTGGTAAAACGGGGGGTTCAAATGCTATTAAAAGATTTCATTTTGATAACTGTGGCAAACCATATATTTTTAAACGTAACAAATAATCTATGAAGATAAGAAAGCCAATAACCCTATGGGATAAAATTACCTACGCTATTGATGACCTAGAGTTTGATGAGCCAAAGGAATTAGAAACCGATGCTCAGATAGTTGATAGGCTGATAGAGTTAGCCCATCATTATAGATTAGAATGCAAGAACCTAGAGGCTCAATTAGATGATTTTAAATATTATAATAAGTAAATATGGGCGGAATATCTTTAATAATATTATTAATATTAGCAATTATTATGTCACTACAAAGTGATGAATATAGAAAATAAAAACAAATGAAAAAGCCAATACACAAATACAATGGAGGAGCAGGAGCTACCCTTTGCCATCATTGCAAGGTAATTATAACAACAGGATTAACTGAGGATATATATTGCAAGGATTGCGCAGACAACAAGGTAACCTACCTAAACAGATACAGAGACAAAATAATCTTTGAGCATATCGGAGATACTGTTACGATGACAGGTGGCAGTTGGTTTAGATTTAGTTATGATGATAATAACAACACCACAATGGTAGACCCATCAGGAGGCCCTTACATTTCACTTGGAGATAACCTAGCAGACTTTTGGCCTAGAGGTAAATACCAAGACCTAATCATTGAATCAATATCATTAGATAGCAGCAAGGACGCAGCAGTAGTAACATTTAAAATTAAACAAGATGAAAATAGAGTACACCCTGAAGGAAGTGAGGCCTAATATATTTGCTGTTATTGTACCTAATCAATACGATAGAGCTATGCTATTCTGTAGGGCACAAGAGTTCTATGAATCAGATAGTGATTTATTTAAGGAGCAAGACTTTAATATATGGGAATACATGAGATGGTATTCAGCTAAGAACAAGGGAGTATTTACATATACTAAAGACTGGGATGGATTTAATCTTCCATTCAAGGTGGCACTTAATTGTACATTAGGAGCGCAATGCGAATCACCATACGACATAGCAATGCAAGATATATTAGACCAAATACTTCTTACTGATAATCCCGCTGATGCATATATCATAGGAACTAAAGCAAACAAAGGTCAAACATTTAAGCATGAGATTTGCCATGCTTTATACTATACTAATAGCGAGTATAAATTATTAGCTGATGAGATAACTAAATCTATTGATTGGCAAGATTATTTAATATTTGAAGATAACTTATTAAGTCTTTGTTATAATGCATCTGTAATCAATGATGAGATACAAGCCTATATGATGACAAACTATAAGGCTAAATACTTCAGCAAAGGAGTTGACATAGATACACTAAATGAATTACATAACAAATACAAAGAACAATTAAATAGATTTTTGAAATGACAAGAGACGAGGTAATAAAAAACATAAACAAGGTGCAGAAGTTATCCAAGAGCGCAAAGGATGCTATCAATGAAATCAAGAAGCTAGCCATGGATGAGGTGTACCATTTAGATAAGCACACAAGGCAGACAATAAAAGACCTTAAGATGGAGTACAACTCTACCAAGACGCTTGTAACAAAGCAAAGAGTTAACCATGATAAAATAATAGAGGTTGTCAAACATCACTTTGGGGTAGACTTTACTAGAAAGACTAGAAAGTTCGAATACAAGGAGGCAAGGCAAGTAGCCTGTTATTTGTTCAGAAAATTTACAGGTCTGAGTCTAGGAGACATTGCCTCATATGTTGGATTAGGAGACCACACTACCGTTATTCATGCTATTAAAAAAGTAGAGGATAATATGTACATAGACTCTACATATAAGGATATAATAATTGAACTTGAAAATATTTTAAAGGCTACCATAAAGACAAAAAATGATAACAATATTCGAGAAGTTCTCTAGCATAGGGAAACCATACAAAACAAGTGTCGCCTCTGTATTTAATGCCATTAAAAATGGAAAGGTAAAGGAGCAGATAGAACTCATTAGAACAGAGACTGACCAAGAGGTAATCAGCAAACTAAAACTAGAGCTTCCTTCTGTACTTTATGCTGGCGTATTTGATATACCTATTAAAAAAACTAGGGCAGATGGTAGCATCTACGAATCTTATCGTAATGATAAATCATTGTCAATACATTCTAAGCTGATACCTTTTGATGTTGATGACCTTGATGACATACCAAAGTTTAAAGAGGACGCCAAGAGAGACCCATACATTTATGCCCTATGGACATCCCCATCAGGAACAGGGGTACACGGACTAATCAAGATAGCTGATGGCAATAAGCACGAGGAACATTACAACGCCTTACTTAAACGCTATCCTGTATTTGACCCAACGGCTCGTAACCCATCAAGGATTTTGTTTATGTCTTACGACCCTGACATCTACATAAATGATGATAGTAAAGTTTTCTTTGAGGTCATAGAGAATGTACGCAACGAAGGAATGCTGATGACTGGCGTTAGTACCGACTATTCTAAGCTGAATATAGCCTCAAAAATGATTCAAAAGGCTGAGATAGGGCAGAGACATCACTCGGTAATTAAAGCCTCTTATTTGGTCGGAGGTTGGATTTCTGGAGGCCTTGTAGAAGAAGGTATAGCTAAAAGAGTATTAGAATTTGAGGTGCTGAAGAAATTCGGCCCACAAGAGGCTGAGATAGAGTATCAGGCAGTAGAAGATGGCGTAAAAGCAGGTCAGTATATGCCTATTAATGAACTTGCTACCTACGAAAGAAAGGCTATAGAGGAGATGGGGCTGATAGATGAGGAGTTATCTTTCTTGGTTAAGAATGAGGTTGATGAGGAGTATATCAGAAGATATAGAGCAGGCCTTATACCAATGGGGCTACCTTTTGGATACGATGACATGGATAAGTATTTGCTTTTAAAAGAAGGAGAGTTTTATGCCTTGCTTTCTCACGCTCACACGGGTAAGACGGCATTAACATTTTGGCTGATATTCTTATCTTCCTTTAAGTATGATTGGGGTTGGGTTGTTTATACAGGGGAGAATAGAACTGCCTCAGTTAAGATGAGAATGGTAGAACATTACATTGGTAAAAAGATTAAGGATTGTTCTGAATCTGAATTTCAGGAAGCCTTAAAGTGGGTTAATGAAAGAATGTTCTTTATCAATAATGATACAATGTATTCCTACGATGACCTACTTAAATATACAGAGAAGGTATCTAAGTTTCACTCTATTAAGGGATTGTTTATTGACCCCATTAATGCTCTAAAGGTTAAAGGAAATAATAAGTACGACCACGACATGGAGATGTATACTGATATGCTTTTGTTTACCAAGAGAACTAATATTTCTATATTTGTAGCCCTTCATACTAGAAGCCAATCTCAAAGGGAAAGGGACAAGGATGGTAATCAGTTGATACCATTCCCTGCTGATGCAGATGGTGGCGCAATCCTCTACAACAAGGTTGACATATTCGCGACTATGAATAGAAATATTCAAGACCCTCAGACATGGATGATAACCGAAATCTATGTAAACAAAATGCGTAACAAAGATACAGGAGGTAACACAACACCAAGAGGTGACATGATTAGACTTGTAATGAAAAATGGCATAGAGTTTACTGATATCAATGGTTGGTTACCAATTAAAAGAAAAGGAGTTACTGATTTTATAAATTATACCCAGGCTACCTTGGATGATATTATTAATGATATTGATTCTACACCATTTTAAAAAATATAATCAAAAACATTATACTAACAAAGTAAATAGTTAGTTTTGCAGTATGGAGAAAAACAATTTTAGTATTGCACTTTATGACATGTCAATACTTGATGTAAAAGAAAGAAGAGAAAAAAGAATTGTATATGAATCCGTTAAAAAAGCCTCAGCTAAATTAGGAGTTAGTGAAAATGTTTTAAAAAGAGCCTCATCAAACAAAGATAGATTATACATAAAAGCCTTAAATGGAGAATACGCAATAAGACACATAAACACAAAAAGCAATGGACGAAATACTAAGCCTTGATTACTATTACAAAGATTTTTCAATCAAAGCACTAAACAAAACACTTACATTTAAAGAGGCTAGCGAGCTGCTAGGCATTTCCGAAAAAACATTGTATAGATGGAGAGTACAATACAACATTATTCAAGACCCTAAAACAAAAAAATATGGAGAATCTATTCAAAGAGCAAGAGTTGCAGAAAAAGTTTGATGACACTAAAGTCATGATGGAATCAGTTAAGAAAGCTGTAGCCATGAAGGTAGATTTAACAGAACCACAATCTGTTCTATTAAAATTAAATGCTATAGTAGATGTTCAATATCTTGCTGCTGAATGTAGAGCAAGATTCCAATATTTATTAGACAAGCATACTGTATCTAAGATACAAATAGTAGATAACTATCAAGGGAATGCTACTGAAAAGAAAGCTATACTGAACGCAGAGATTGCAGGGGTATCTTTCTATGATACTTGGTGCGAGTATTTGCTGAAGGAATGTCATTATCAAATTGACATTCTTAGAACAGCCTTATCTTATTCTAAACAAGAGCAAAGAAGTATGTAATATGAAGAAATGTACCAAATGTAAGGAAGAAAGAAAGTTAGAATATTTTAGCAGAAAAAAAAGCTGGAGTATCGGAAGAGTAAGCGTATGCAGATTCTGTCAATCAGATTATGAAAAAAAAAGAAGAGAACAAAAAAAATTAGATAACATCTATTCATTTTAAACAAACACAAAACAGCTATGGAAAAAGCACCAAAAATTTACTGCGGTAGTGGTAAAACAAAAGGAGAAGGTTGGTTACAAGTAAGTGTAAACCCTGAAATCCTAAGTCAACATGTACAAGAGTACAATGGTAAGAAGTATGTTAAATTAAACATTAACATTGGTAAGGAAGACAAGTTCGGTAAGGATGTTCAAATCACTATTGACACCTGGAAACCTACACCAAAGTCAAACACATCTACAGCAGTAGCAAATGATGACTTGCCATTTTAAGGCCGTAAATTACTAACCACGGATTCGGTGTAGCTCAAATTGGTAGAGCCCTTAATTTTAAGGAGTGTGTTCGTTCAAGTCGAACCACCGAAACAAAATAATATTATGAAACACTCAGGTTCATTTTCACACGACCTCAAATTTGGGGAAGAGTCAGAGGACTGGGTAAAATCTTTGTTCTCGGGCTCTTTCAAAGTGGAAGTAAAATCCGATAGAAGGGCCCTTGTAACAGGGAACATTTACATTGAGGTTTATTCAAGAAGTAAACCATCAGGAATAAGCACGACAGATGCTGACTATTGGGTATACAAAATAGAAGGTATAGATACTGCAATAGTAATACCTACATCAAGATTAAAAGAATTAGTTAAGACACATTACAAAGGATTATTTAAACACGGAGGAGACCACGATAGCTCTAGAGGAGTATTAATACCAATAAAAGAATTATTCAAATAAACATGGGAGCAAATTTAGTATCAGCAATACATCATTTAAGGATGTCAGAAGAACACTTTGAAGATTTTATAAGACAAAATCCAGAGTCAAGAGGAGAAAGATTATTCAAAACCTACATAGCAAAATTAAGATGGGTTATGAATGATATTCAAACCTATCCATATTTTAATCAAGATACAAGAGATTGTATTAAGGCTGAAATAGAAAGCGATATATTTGCTGTGCCGGCTATCAATGAGAAAGTATCCTTATTAAATCCTGAGCAAAGAGAAATGATTGAGGAAACAATAGATGCAATGCTTGCAGGAGAGGATGTTAAAATTGTTGATACCAAAGAGATATAATTGATTATCTTTGCGTTATGCCAACTGTAGAGATATACGGAATACAATGCACAATGCCAGAGATGCCTTTTCTAAAAGAAATTGATGGCAGCAATATATCAGAAAAAAAACAAAAGTTTAGAAGAACTGATATACCAGATTCATTCTATGATTTAGAAATAGATGAGGATGGCAATGCTCAATACAATGAAGAGCAAATAACCTTTATCAAAAAAGAATTTGAAAGATGTAGAGATGGATATTGGTTTATGAATAACGGATTTCCTACCTATATTACAGGAGACCATTACTTTTATTTAAACTATTGGACATTGGAGTCTGGCGTTGAGCCTGAGTTCAGGGATGCTGATAGAAAATGGTTTCTATTTTACAATGAGGTTTCAAAAGACGATACTATTTTAGGAGTCATAAGGGTTAAGAAACGAAGAGAGGGGGCTACCTCACAATCATCATGTATACTTACTAAGGAGGCTTCTTTCACAGCCAATACTCGTTGTGGTATTATCTCTAAGACAGGAGGTGACGCCTCGGATTTATTCATGAACATGATTGTGTATGGATTCAAGTCTATACCTATATTCTTTCAGCCAAGAACTGATGGTAGTGATGACCCTAAGAAAAGATTAGTGCTTGTTAAACAGGCTAAAAAGAAAAAAGCTAATGTAGGTCTTTACAATAAAAGAGAAGGTCTTAATTCATTCATAGAATGGCGTAACACAGCCTTGAACTCATTTGACTCTGGTCGTTGGAGTAGATTGCTGATTGATGAGGCCTCTAAATTCCCAAAGGAAGTAGACATCGTAGAGTATTGGAATATCGCAAAGAAGACCCTAACAGAGGGAGCTAACAAGGTAGGATTTGCCTTGATGGTTTCTACCGTTAACCCACCTAATAATGGTGGTCAAGAGTTTAAAAACTTGTGGGACCAATCTAATCAGTTCAAGCACGGAAGAAATACCCCTACTAAATTAGTTAGATACTTTGTGCCTGCCTCAGAAGGATTAGCAGGGTTTATAGATATCTATGGTATGTCAAGAAAGAAAGAGGCTGAGGAGTTTATCCTAGCTAACTACAGAAATAATGACCAAGATACTCGTGACTATCCATTAAACGAAGAGGAAGCCTTTAAATTTAATCAGGCTGATTGTCACTTCAATTTAGATAACATACTTGAGCAAGAGCAAAAGCTAAGAGACAATCCTGTGTTTTTGAGAAGAGGTAGATTCTATATGACAGGAGAGGATAAGGTTGAATGGGCTGATGACAGCGGTGGTAGTTGGCTGATATATAAGTTCCCTGAGAAGCCTAACAATTTTCAAATAAGAGGTAATGTAATGTACCCTGGCAATGCTACTGAGTATGGAATGGGTGTCGATACCTATCGTTCAGCTATGACCTCAGGAGAAGGCTCTAAAGGGTCAGCATGGATAGGAGAAAAGATTGACCCAACCAAGGAAGGTAGTGGAGCTCCTATGGCTCATTACTATGGTAGACCAAAGCTAAAGAAATTGTTTTGGAAGGAGATGTTGATGGCATGTATGTACTACGGAGTGCCTGCAACAATAGAGTTGGATGCCGGAGATGACTACTACGAATATTTTAAATCAGAGAATGACTTTAAGCTGAATTGTTTACCAATGCTAGGCAAGAAACCTGATGCAGTTGTAGACCCTACAAGAAAGACTAAGGTTAATCATATGATTCGTGGGGTAGCCTCAGCTGATGCCTTCGCATTATCAAAGCAGTTAGAGTACGGAATAAATTACATAGAACACTATTGTCATCTTATAAACTATCCTGACCTATTAGATGAGCTTAAAAAATATGAGCATGACAATCGTACTAAATACGATAGAACAGTATCATTCTTGATTATGTTATTGACCTTAACAGGGCAGACAAAGGCTCAGGCAGAGACTAAAAAAAGAATGCCTCTTATAGAGACATATTCAGTAAATCATTTTAAAACTTTTTAGTACGTTCAAATTCGTACAATAACAAACCAACAGCATCCACAAAATCTTCATTGTATTTTAGCTGATGTCTATTTGCAGCATCAAGAATAAGATGCATTAGTTCGTGGTAGAAGGTCTTGTCTATTTCAGACTTTGGCAATTTTTTATTTCCTTCTTTGGATGTAAGAGTAATTAACTTTAAATCAAAATCAGCCTCTCCTAAATACCCCTCACCTTCACAATAATCATCATCAAACTCAACAGTAATCTTTTTACCATTGAGCTTGAATTCTGTTGGTATGTTTATTTTGTTAGGCACTCTTAAGTTCGATTAAATCTGGTCTCTCCTCATCATCAGGTAATGATTGCTTAGAACCTCCTCTAATCTTTCCCAACATTCTTCTGTAGGCATCCTCTAAGGCATGTAGCTCGTAAATCTTATTAACTAGGTATGATTCTTGTTCTGATAATGACATTTTATTAAACGATTTTGCAATTTTCAACTTGGCCATAAAATTTCTTTGAATGATAAATATACTAATAAAATTTGTCTTCTTTTCTATCTTGAACTAACGAAATACCTGCTCTAAATATGTAATAAATAAACAATATAAAAAGCCCTAATTGAAAGGCAGGTAGAAAGTCTACAAAATTAGTAGGGTGTATTAAGGAGTGCCAAACGAATTGCAAATACTCTTTCATATTAAAATATTTTTTCTTGAATTTGATATTCCTATTTTCCTTTTATGCTCTTCCGTAAGCTTTTTACCCTTATGGAATGCGCTTACTTTAGCCTTGTTTTCAGGGGTAGACTTAATCCTCTTCATTATCTCACTCATATTCTTCTTGTATTCAGCTGAGTATTTTACTCCGTACATTGGATTTTTATCTCCTTTTTTAGAGTTACTTTTATTCTTCCTAATCTCATCAGTAAATACAAGGTTGTTTATACCATCTCCCCCATCAGTCATATTAACCAATGTGCCAAGACCAAGGTCTATTCTTCCGTAAAATGAAATCAAATACTTCTCAATGCTACAAGCCTCTTCCCAAATAATATCTTTATGGGTAATCTCAACAGTATAATCTTTAGCTGAAATGATGTTACGCCAATACTTATTTCTTCCTAATTTAGAATAAGCCCTTTTATCTGTCTTGCCTATTCCAACATAGAAAACAGAATTGTTATCATTCCTTCTATGTAAATAAACTATTGCCATTAGTATATCTTATTGTTTATTATCCTCTTGTTTCTAACTTCAAAATTGCCATCTTTTTCTACCATGATGTGTGCAAATCCTAAGTTGTGCTTAGTCCCATGAGGGTCGTAATCAGGCGAAAGAGTACACAAACATCCAGAAGACCAACAAGCAATGTTTTCCTCTTTAATATTGCTCTCAGAATGCTCTGATGTGGTATGCACATGACCTATCAACATAGATGATTTAACCCTTGTAAACACGCCTCTAGCAGCATTAACAGGCGCCATAAATCCTCTTACAATAGTATGCCCATGTAATAGGTGTAGCTTGCCGGCCCTTACAACAATGTTTTGCTCATAGAAGTCTATATTGTATTTCTTTAAATCAAGTCTCTGTGGTAGTCTAAAGTATTCATCATTGAAAAGCATTGGAGCCTTCTTCATTAAATAACGTACATACCAGTTATCATGGTTGCCCTCAATCCAAACAATGTGTGCCTTAGGAAATATTGTTCTTAGATGACTTAGAAAGATTTGGCAATACTCAAACCACTCTACAACATCATCAGGGCTTGGCGGGGGAGCATCGTGATTAGTGAATGGAGTGTTATCTAAAATGTCTCCACCTAATACTATGCAGTTTATCTTCTCTTTCTTTCCGTATTCTATGGCTAATTTAATAGCCTCGTTATCTTGATTGGGAATATGTATATCGGACATCCAAAGTATATTGTTGGAGCTGACAGGTAGGTCTACAAACTTTCTAGAGGAACATTTTGATGGGGGCAAATCAGGAGTGTGTGGCACACTTACTCTTTTGCTACTATACTCTCCATTTGCTCCTGTGACTCTTCTTACGTAAGTTCTAGCCTCTTCTTGACTAGAGTAGATTGCCTCGTAATCGTTGAACAATTTTGCAGCGATAGAGGATTTAGATATTGAAGGAAACTTCAATACATAATCAGCTGCTAGCTGAATTTTTTGACTCATGTGTTATAGTTTTGTTATGGCCTCTTGGTATAATTCAATAAACTTCTTCTTGAATCCTACAGGCGGCAATTCGAAAACATTTCCCACAACACTCTCTGCATAATATGCTCTCACTAATCCCTCTACAGAGGTTATCTTTTCATTCAACAATGGGTTGGATATGCCACCGATAAATAAACCCTTATCAATAACCTCAGACTCAATAGAATCGATGTTATTATTATCTTCTAAATTTGAAATTGCATATACGGAATACTGAACCTCCTTAGCATATGGAGATTCTGCTATGTACTTTAGTGTGTCTTGCATCTGGCGTGATGTTATTTAGATAAAAATTTTATAGCTAGTTCTATTAAGAAAGCAAGTACACCTCCAACCGAAAGAACACCCAACCAAAACCATTTTACTTTCTTTAGTTGCTCATCGTGTTTTTCAACTATATCTGAAATCTCCTTAACATCAGCAACCAAGCCGTTGCTCTGAGTGAGTTTGTTCCCAATCAGAGCATCTATAACTTGTGTTAATTTTTTATCCATGGAGTCTAGCTTAGACTCAACGTCATTTAACTTATTCTCCATAGTTGATAATCTTGCGTCCATTAATGTTATCTCAGTTTGGATGTCCATTATTCAGCAGTTTGAACATCAACTTGAACTGTATTTTCAGCAACCGTAACATCAGCAGCATCTTCTGTAGCTACATTAGCGATTACATTTTCAGCTGACAAACTCTTGATTAAGTCGATTACGCTTACGCCATTTTTACATGGTACATCTTGGTGGAACCAAGCAGCGATTTGATTTAGATTTACATCTGTTAATTGGTACATATACTTTTATTTAAGATTCTTTAATATCCACCACTGGCGCTTCAGACTTTGGCTCTTCTTTTTTAACCTCTTCTTTCTTAGCCAATACCTTCTCTAATAAGATAGGAAAGTAGTCTTCTGTTTCAATGTTATATAACTCTCCTACATTAATAGCAGGAACGTCAATGTTCTTTTCAATAGACAATAACTCAAACAAATCTTTTTGGAATGCCTCCATCTTGTCCTCAGCTACAACATAGTTGCCACCTTCTTTCTCCTCTCCGTATTCCTTAATCAATTCGTTTCTTGATTCCTCAAACTCCTTTACATATTCAGCTACCTTTTTGTTAAGCTCATTGTTCAATGCATACTTAACTCGGATGCTTAATTTGCTTGATAAAATGCCTTTTGTTCTTTCTCCTGTTTGCTGATTGATAATTCTACCGTTCAATTCTTCAGATAGAACTAAAATCTCATTAAGTGATAATTTCATGGTTGTTAAAATTTAGTGCTAAGTTACACAATTATTCCGATTCGTTAATTATTTTTTCCATATCTTTTGGATGCTTGTCTCTAGCCTGCTCTATAATCCAATCTTGGGTGTCAAGAGTCATCTCTAAAACTTGAATCTCTCCTTTCAGAGAGTCAATAGTTATATCCTTAGCTTGGATAGATTCTATATTTTCTTTATATGACTCCAAGGTACTTATTTTATGTACGATGAAGCCATATAAAAGAAATATTATTACGTAAATTATAGTCTTTTTCATGTGCCTTTTTTGCAAAGGTATGAACAAAAGTAATTACGCAGCTAAAATTTTATGAAAATCTTGAAAATGTTTTAAACGGTCAGGTAAACCAATCGTTCCACCATTAACACGCTTAGTGATTTTTGTAACCACCTCTTCAGTTGGTCCACCATCTGCGATAGCACTTAGTCCGTTTTTATTCCAGAACCAAGCAGCTGATGCTAATGGATATTTTGTTCCAACTAACTCAGGGTGAGCTACACAATCTTCTCCTATTGCTTTTGTAAATGAAGCATAGTTTTCTTTTCCTGTTAATTGGATAAAGCCTCTTCCATGATATTTATAACCATCACCAGACGCTTCATCACCATTTCCCATACGGTTGCCATAAACTTTATTTGCTATTTTTTCGGGTTGTCTTGCATAAGCTGCAGCTTCCTCAGGAGTAGGGAAATACTTATGAAAAATCTTTTGTAATCCATCAGCTGAGTAGTTTAAATTCTCATTGATGATTTTAAAGTCTCCACTTTCGTGAGCTGCTTGTGCTAAGAAGTGTGCCATTCTTAATGGACTATCAATACCAAACTTAGATGAAACCTCATCTAATTGTCCAAGAACTGAATCTGGTATGTGTCCTTTTAATCCTGCTGTATTCATTATTCAGTTGGTTTTTCGTCCTTAGAAATATTTTTGTTACCGAAGATAGCCTCAGCACCTGCAATACCTAAACAACCAAATGTTGTGTACAACAAGCCATTGAATACTACTGGCTCAACAACGAATACCTTGCCCATAGCACCTGTAACTACATCCGTTAAACCATAAATTACCATTGTAATGAAGGCTGTTACACCTACTACTACCTTTGCGTTAATGTCGCTTTTATCAGCGAACATTTTTAATAAGAATTGTTTCATTTTTTTTTATTTTAATTTCCAATAAAGTGACGTACCGATTACAGGAGTTAGGTTTGTGGTAACCCCTACTGAAAGACTATATATTTTATCAGTCTTTGTTTGTAACATTAAACCACCACCAATGCTATGTACAAAGTTTGGCTTATCTAATGACATATTCAATCCATAATAGATGTGACTCTTAGGTAGGTCTTTTACTATTAAGGTTTCCTTGATTGTTCTTTGCTTCACACTAGCCGTATACTTTCTAGACTCAATCTTATTTTTGCTGATGGTATCTTGCACATATACAGAACCTAAGCTATCAGGTAATTGTAGGGTGTCCTTGTATACATTTTTTGCAAAGTATTCCTTGATGATTTGTAAGGTGTCTACGTTCATAGGGATAGGAACATAGATTGTGCTGTCGTGATAGATGTCCTCGCCTTTCTTTGTAACTACCTTAGTCTTTACAATGTCAACGGTGTCTATAGTATGCTTGATAACCTCGTAAGGTTTACCATCAATGTACTTGATTTCAGGAGAGAATGGATTGTGCTTTCCGAATACGCCAAAATATATTGCTACCAATGCAGCTAATCCAGCTGCTATCTTTATGATATTTTTCATACCCAAATTTACAAATTAAATTTTGAACCAACTAATATCCCAACCGAGTTGGTAGGGGGTGGCATATACTTGATATTAGCGATGATTCTGAACCTTTTAGATAAGGCTATATCAAAGCTATTACCCACTATAAAGCTCAGTTTACTATTGTTTACCAAGGCATCTGTTCCTGTTATATATGAGGTGGGGGAGTTCATTATAAACAACTCAGGGGTAAAGCTGATTCTACGACTATAGGGAATGGCTTTCATTCCAAATAAAACTACAGAAGACATCAGCAAGGTTTGCGACTGAACTTTAGTTGCAATTAAGGCTAGGTTGTAACCATAAACATAGGGAGCTTTCATAGCCACATAGGAGTAGGCTCCCATATAAATAAGATTTCCTCCACTATAAACTGTTGAGACAGAATAACTGTTTGCGCCTAAAAGTTCTCCATTAGAGAACTCGGCAACTGAATACCTAGCTGATAAGGCTACCATGTTAAGGCCTATGATTGCTGTTGCCCCATATGACATCTCTCCTGTTAATGATGACTGAGAAAGACCTAAATTTGCTGAAGGAGTAAAATTTCCCCTAATTTGCTGAACAGCACTAAGGTCAGAAGAAAATATTATTGGAGTCATGGCGCTGCCAGACTTCTTGCTTTCTTTTTTCTCCTCCTTTTTCTCCTCTTTCTTTTCTTCCTTCTTGTCTTCAGATTTGCTCTCAGACTTGCTTTCGGACTTGGATTCGGATTTTGTATCAGAAGAAGACTCACTCTTACTACCCTCACTTTGTGACGAGGATGATGAAGAATTGCCATCACTTTGTGACGGGCTACTTGCAGGTGGGGGTGCTGCTGCAGGAGGAGGGGGCGGTGGTGGAGGCGGAGGAATGGCTGCTGATATGCTACTAGAAACCACAGAGTTTGTTATTGCTGCCACAGGGCATGGAGCTGAATATTGAGCATAGACCTGATTAACCCAAGCCATAAATGTCCCACTAGAAACATCAGCAGGGGTAAAGTATTTAGCCTTACCCATGAATACGATTGTACTACCTTGTAGGGGGATTATGAATACTGTAACCTTCTTGGTGCAAGGGTCAACAAATGTGTTCACTAAAGTTTGTGCGTTCACGGAATCGTGAACAAGCAAAAAAAGTGTACATAATAATGTACAGATTATTTTATTTCGTAAAGACATTTTTCTTAATCATTCTTGATAGGATTCTTGCACATGCAATATCTAATGCTTTTTTTGTGGCAGTTCCTATGGTTGATTGATTAAACTTAACCTCACTTAAATTGGCATCATTAAGTAGACTTGCTTCTCTTGTTGTCTTAGCCTCTCCTAATCCTGAGGCTGCTATAATCTCTCCTGTCTCTGCATCAGTAAATCTTACCTGTAGACCTAATCTTGTTACAACAGTTTCTTTAACACCATCCTTCACCTTAATCTCCTCATCCTCGCTGACAGAGAAATCATAACACTCTATCTCTACGAAGTAATGGGCTAATCTAATCTTTCCTCTTCCGTCCAACTTATCTTGAGAAATTCCTGCTTGGCTTGCTTGGAATTGCTTGACCATTCTGTTTTTGATTTCTGTCTTATCTTCTGTGAAAGTAAACCTATTGAGGTTCTCAAGGTACTCAAGGGTAATGTTAGCAACTCCAAGTCCAACTTTCTTTTCCTTAAGCTCTGGGAATTGTTCATAGATTTCATCTGATATACCACATTTTAATATTTGAATAGGAATAGTTGGTCCACTATAATCCATGTATTGACTGATGTCAATCTTGGTCTCAAAGCTAGCAGAATATTTTTCTGTAGATGTTTTTGCTATCTGACCAAATGAAAATAGTGATATTAATAAACTACCACTTAGGAGCTTCGTCTTTAAATTCATCGCCTTCTTTTTTCTTTGGTTTTGGTTTTGATTCAGCTGGTTTGTCTGCACTCTTTTCTTTTATTACGACAGTCTTCGTAGATTGAGCAGGTTGTTGCTGAGTAGGCACGCTGATATTGATTTGTGGTTGAGCAGCCTTATCTTCTTTCTTTCCGCTAAACATAGAAATTACCGCAGCACCACCGGCAGTTACAATAGTACCAATAGTACCGATTACTGTTTTACTTAAACCCTTAGCGGTTCCGTCATTGTGCTTTTCGTTTTTCTCCATTTGCTCTTCTGGAGTCTTTTCTGTTTTCTTTGCCATATTATTTCTTTATTAGTATTGGTGTCTTTGAGGTGTTGCCGTTCATATCCATTAAGATTAAATCATAGCTACCATCAGGAAGATTGCTTAGGTTATCTGTCTTGATTAGTTGCTGATTAGGAGATGAGATGCCATAAGACTTGTAGGTCTTGTTTGACATATCAGTTATCAATAGACTATACTTTTGATTAGGCTCAACATTAAAGGTCATGTTAATCACACCTGTGGTAGGATTAGGAGACACATTGAATGAGCCTGTAGATAGTGGCATTGATGGGGCGATAGGTGCATCATAGGTTTTTCTGCAAGAGATTATAAAAATGACACAGCAAGCGATTATAATTTTTCTCATTATTTAAAGTTATTTATTCCAAGTATTCTAATTGATTGAGAGTTTAGGTTTACGCCTAATTGATTTCCTTTGTTGTCTGAGGCATCCATGTTATCAGTAACTGTTACCAAGGTGCTGATGTTTGCTCCACCATTGATTGCCTTTAATCTAACGATGTATGGCGTTCCTGAAACAGGGTTTGATAAGGTCTTGTCTATGCCACCAAACTTTAACTTACCACCATCTATCTTAAAGAAGTTTAACCAAGAGGCATCTGTATTAGCTGATACAGTGTCTACCATAAGCTTAGTCTCATCAAACAATAATTCAAATTGCAAACCACAGACCTTAGAGTCTGTGCTGATATTGAATGGGATAGAGATGTAGTCATTTTGTGCTACCACATTAGATAGATTAACATTTACAGGACTCTTAGTTTGAATAGGAGTATTTACGAATGAGAATGATTTAATGTTATTGCCTGCATCTACCACCTGAGAACTATGAGAACGATTCACATCCCCTGCTATTAAATAGTTTAATACTAATGGCTGACTTACCTGACCTGTTTTAAAGTAAACATAATCAGTATAGCTCTTTGCATTCCAATTAGTAGTAGACAAGGCGTTGAACTCTGTTCTAGGCATTAGGTATAAAGATGGAGTAAGACTATCTACACCTGCCACATGACTTAGTAATAAGTAAGGGTCAGCACCATCTAATTTTTTATTGTAGTTGATGTCAGCAGCAAGATAACCTGCTCCTGTCATGATGTTTGAGTTGTTAAATGTTCCGTCTAAATTTTGGCTACCAAACTCCCCCAATACTGCAGCAGCATCAGAAATTGTAATAGCTGATTGTGCTTTTGTTTTTAGGCTATCTATAGCCACCTGAACCTTGTAGGTTGTATTAGCACTCAACTCTGAGGCTAAAGAAAAGTTACCATTAATATCAGGGTATACTGTTGCCTTTAATGCGCTAGTTGCTGAGTCAGAGAATAATAGTTTTGGCTGAACAGAATTTACCACATATAAACTTCCTTTGACAAGTTCGTTTTGTCCTGCACCAAGTTGTACCCATGTAGACCTTGGGTCTGGCATATTCGTAGCAAGATTAGCACCTGTTCTATCCCATGTTGTAGCAAAGTTCATATACAAAGAATCGTAGGCAGAACCTGCTGCTACGTTGTTAACCTTTAAGTTAACTTTTAGGAAGTCACCATCTAACAGGTTAGCAGCTGAACTAACAGTAACGTATATTCGCTGTATAGCGTTAGGACCATTCGCGTTGTAAGAGTAGTTGCAATAGTTGTAGTTTTGTGTTCCATTTCTTGTGAAGTTCTGTGCGTTTCTTAGATAGGTATATCCTGGGTAGAAGTAGTTTGTAAAACTTGTTGTGCCACCTTGAGGAAGGGCTGAGTTACCTGCTGACACATCTATTATACTAAATAACTTATAGTTGTATTGGAAGTCAAAGTAAATCGTACGAGTGGTAGAGCCGTTGCCTCGGTAGTTTACTATCATCTGTACGGTGTCTCCTTTTGAAATAAGATTGCCGTGTATGTTTTGAGTTATACTTGCGTTTTGGAAGTATAAGTCAGGAACCTGCGCTGTTACATTTATATATAAAAAAGTAATAAAACACAATAATAATAATTTCATTTTAATCTAATAACTTGTTACACAATGCGTTACATGCTTTCTTTATCGCTGTGCTTAAGTTGGTCTGATTAAAAGTACCCTTTTCGCTTATTACAAGTGTTGATGTAGAGACCTCTGTTGCTGATTCTTCTACTATTTGTTCCTTGGACTTCTTTCCGTCATTAACAATATAGCCTTTCATTCTTATTACAACAGCATTATCATCCTTGTGGAATACGGACATATTGCTTTTTGTAAGCAATACATCCATATAAATAAGCTCCACAAATATCTGTTTTTTTGATGAAGGCGACAAATCAAGGCCTTTGTCCTGAGCTACCTCCTCTAATATATTCTTTACCCCAAATTCAATCTTTCTATTGCCGGCAAGATTACCTACCTTAATAAAGTTCTTGACATCCATTATGGCAATATTCTGTCCTGATACTTGGTGGCAAGTAAATAATAAAAGAATCAGTAAGTATTTCATTAGCAATCAATTACATGCTCTGCTCCAAATAAACCTACTAACTTTGTTTTTAAATGGCTGTAGCCAAATGCAAAGATTGTTCCAGATTCTACTGAAGACATGTCAGGAACAGTTGCTGTGTAAGTTTCTGTTGAGTCTTGGTTTTGCCATTCTGTAACTGCAGGAGTAACAATAGTTACACCATCCTCAGCCATAACAGCAGGAGTAACAACCACCTCTACACGTCTTGTTGCAGTTCTTGTAGCCTCAACCTCTTTAGTTAAAGCAACCCATAAATTATCTCCAATTTGCTGATTACGAGCAACACCAACCTGCATAGGAGGATTAGCAGCTGTTGAAGAAGGTACATCAGATTGAGATTGGAATAATTCAATTCTGAAATTTGCACTACCATACTTTGATAATTGGTAGTCTGCAATACGCACATAAGCTTCTGATGTGATGCCTTTATCTGTGCCGATTTGTGTTGTAATTTTTAACGCCATTTTTTTATTTATTTAATAAGTTATTTAATTGTAAAGTTAAGAAATCTATTTGAGCTTGTTGTTCTTTTATTGCCTCTACTAATAATGCTGATACACCGTTATAGTTCATTGCATAACCTTTCTCTTCATCATATCTAACAAGTTCTGGAACAATAGGCTCTACCTCTTGAGCAATAAATCCTAATTCAGTTCCTTGATGCTTAGTTCCATCTCCCTTGTCTATGTATTCATAAGAAACACCTCTTAATGCTTTTACCTTATCTAATGAGTTTGATAAAGATGCAATGTCTTTTTTCATACGAGCATCTGAAGCATTATATAATCCAACGGTATATAAACCATAAATTAGATACAATGTGTAACCAGATACAGGGCTAGAACTTCCGATTGCATAAGAGGCAGTAGATGTGCTGTAGTAGAATGCCCATTTACCAATACTTTGTCCATAAATTCCAAAGTTGCCTCCATTCGCCATGAATGAAGAAATATTTCCAGTATTATCATATATAGAATATCCATTCCAACTGTTATTACCATATGTACATACGTTACCGTATGATGCTCCTTGTCTAGCAGGAGCGCACAATCCATATCCATAATCATTAAAATATAATCCTGTAGAGCCATATACTCTAAACCAACCACCATTAACATACCAATCAGAAGCAGTACCGCTTGTTGATACTGTTAGGTTATTAAAAGTAACATAATCAGATGTTCTAACATACTGATTCATGTTTGAAGGATATGCGTCTGAGATTGTATCTAATGCCCTTGCCCAAGATTGATAACTACCTCCTGCATAACTTCTAAACCAAAAATGGTTATCATAAAAAGACATACCATGCTGATGTCCGTAAACGTTAGTAGGATTCTCATGTCTTACATTCACATAACTAAACCATGTTCCTACTGGATTTCCTGAACCTGCGTAGTCATTATAAAATCCACTAACCGCTGTGGTATTTGGAGCATTGCTAACTGTTAAATTTGTTGCATCTAACCAAGCTGCTGGTTTACTAGATACGTTACTCCATGCAATAGAACCACTAAAACTAGATGCAGATACACTCCCAGAAAAAACAGCATTCCCACTATTTGATATATTAAAAAAAGACGTAGCATTTCTTCCTATAGAAAATTTATCAGTACCAACGCCAGAAGTACCAGGTCCAATATCCCAATAATATGTTGCAGCAGGGTCACTAGCCATTCTAATAGTAGCACCTGTCATAGAACCAGAGAATCCATTATATCCTGGTTGAGTATATGAAATATGTGGATTAATGTGCATCACCCATCTATCTGCATTACTTCCATATAGTGTAGGATATGAACTTCCAGCCCAAGAAGCACCAATCTGTCCTAAATTTGCAGGATATGAACCTGAGTTATTAAATGTAATAGTTGAGTTAGCAACAACAGTATTACCATTAAATGAACCAGGAATAGTTAAATCTCCATTAGGTTTAAATTTCCAATATAAAGTACCTAATCCATCTCCTCTATTACTTATAACAACATCACCATTAATATTAGTTGTTGGTCTCATAAATCCAAATGCAGGATAGTTATAATATCCTTGTCCTGATACTACACTATAACAACTAATTAATGGATAAAATGTATCATCATTTTGAGTTACACTTATTGAGTTAGCCACAAATGGCATACCACCAATATTTTTTGTTGTTGATGGATACCCTGTAGGTACGATACCAACTAATTGACCTGTCAAATAACCACCACCAAGGGGTAAATAATTACTTAATCCAATCATTGACGCAACTGCTGCTGAAGAATAACTTCTTATATAAGTATCAGTACCATTAAAACCAGCTACATAACTAAGACCAGATGTATTGTTTTCTGTACCACCAACTGTAGTATTAAAATATCTTGCAAATACATATCCAGAAGAATTTCTTTGTACTATTGTAGCTGCTGCATCTGCATTTTGAGATATATTAGATGCTGAGATTGTTCCTATTGCATATAAATTACCACTAACATCCCATCCTCCTACTGTTTGACCTGATGTTGTATTGTAAAAATGGAATCCTGTTGTACCTACCAACTGAGAAGATGTTCTTAATCCAGCATACCACTGAGCATTACTATTCTTAAAATTCCACATTGCCTCAAGATTACCATTAGAGTATATCTGAGGGTATTGATGATATCCTGTAGAATATATTTCTAGTGCACTACCTACAGCATTTGATGGAGTATTTATTGTTAAAGTTCCGCCTATAGTACCACCGCTCAATGGTAAAGCATATGATGAATAATTACCAGCATCTAAAATAGTGTTACCTGCATAACTAGGTCTAGCTCTAGGAAAATTTACTTGACCTGCATTTGTAGCGGTCATAAATAACTGAGGTCCTGTTGCGTATGAATCTGTAGTAGCAAAACCCATAGCTGTTCCGTAACTACTGTTATTAGATACATAAATACCAGCTTGAGGTATACCACCATCACCTTGCCATGTTATAGCACCCTGATTCCCATTATTATTTGCTGGACCAGCTCCATTATTTATATGAATATTACCATACACTGTTTTTGCTACGTTAAAACTACCGTTAGATAATCCTGTAGCAGTTACATATGTAGAATAAAAAATACCTGTCAATGTACCCCCTGCTAATGGCAAGTAAGAACTAAGAGCTGAAGATGTAATATATCCACTTGGGTTAGATGCTAGATAATATGTACTATTATCGTAACTGATTGTTGTACCTGAAATCTTAACAAAACCTGTTCCACTTAACGCAGCTTGTTTACCATTAAATGTATTCCAATCAGTGCTTGAAAGGTATCCATTTGTCGAGGTACTAGCCTGTGTTATTGATATTGCACCTGTTGAGGTGTTATAGGTTATTGGTGCTGAACCTGACAATGAAGTCAAGCTAATGTAAGCACTTGGATTCGTACTATTATATGGAGTAAATCCTAAGGCAGTTGTAACATCACTTGAAGAAAGTGTAACCGCACCTGTCCTTGTATTGAAAGAAGTGACACCTGTTGATGGGATAGCCTGTGTAGATAATGTACCTGTTGAATCAGCAACAACCATTCTTGTTCCTGTACCAGATAAACTTCCAACTAAAACTCCACCGCCTGAATAGTTCAATCTAATTAATGTACTTCCCACTACAGATGCTCCATAGTAACCTTGGAAGTCTACATACGATGTTCCTGACGTACCACCTACTGACCAAACACCAAAGGCGTTATTACCCCCTGCTGATGGGTCAGCATTAATAACTGTTATACTTGCAGTTCTTCCTGTATTTTTAACAAGAAGACCTCCGTTAATATCTAATGAATATGTTGTAGAAACGTAAGGGCTTGATGTGTTAATTCCTATACCATTTCCGTTATCGTAAATAATACTACTACCTATTGTTCCGCTTGCAGTAAACTTAGCTAAATAGTTTGTTGTACCACTTCCTCCAATTTTAGAATTGAAGGTAGTCCAATCAGCGGAACTCAATGCCCCTCTGTTAGATGAAGAGGCAGTAGGAATATTAAAGGTATGTGTTGAGGTAGAACTTGAAATGTTAAAGTCACTACCACTTGTTCCTGTAGCAAAGTTTTGTACCTGTGCAGTCAAACCATTCAAGGCAGTAATACCTGTTGTGAATGTTGTGATTACCTCACTCAAGTTATTATTTTGGGTGTGCATGGTAATTGTTCTTCCTGCTGTCACAACATAAACTCTTACAGCTAATCTATCCGTTAAGGCTAGTGTAGTTGTAGGTACTGATAAGGCAGTTGTATATAGGTCAACTGCTGTTCCGTTGGTAATATATTCTGGGTTACCTGAACTTGTGGCAATCAAGGTAAACGAACCATTATATTTATATAACTCTACATAGAAGTAAGGACTACCACCTGTAGAACTAGATTGCATGTAAATCTCAAAGTTCCAGTTACCTGCAGGTATTAATAACTGATTAGGACTTCCTGAATCAGTTAAGAAAGATGCTATATAACCATTGGAAGAAATATTAAAATCTGCGCTTGAGCCTGTATTAGCAGTGGTGCTCATTTGCTGATAACCTGTCACACCTGATGCTACACCACCATTAAAATAAAATGCCTGACTAGCACCACCACCGCCTGCTCCTGGGTTGTAAGTTGCTAATGTACCATCACCACGAATATATTGAGCAGTTGTACCTGCACCTGTAATTGAAATAGTACCTGAGCCTGTTACTGGTCCTGAAACATTGAATGCTGATGGCATTGAAATAGCCACAGAGGTAACCGTACCTACACTCCAACTTCTATTTGTGCTGATGTCGTAGGAGGTACCATTTATACTAAGAATAGTTCCACTAGAGGCAGCACTTATATCTGATAATAACTCAGAAGAAGTTCTGTAGGCTAATAGATTACTAGAGTTTAAAACTAAAAACTTATTGGTATTAACGCCTGCATCAGAGACAGTATTAAACTTACTGCCACCTGTGACATCAATACCATTCAATATTTTCTTAGACATTTATTATTTTTTAATGATAACACGGTACGCATTAGAAGCAGGAGCTACTGCAAATGAAACTGTTACGGTGTTTGTATCCGTAATAACCACATCTGTAATAACCTCTTCTAAGGTTGTGTTATCTTTAATCATTACAATCACATCCACTGTTCCTAGGTTATGAACAACAGCATAAGAGGTATTTGAACCATTACCAATGTTTGCTGCATATCCACCTGTTCTATTATTTAAAAGTGTTGTTAACTTTAATGGAGTAACTGCTGTAGTGTCGTCAGTACCTGTGTTAGTTTGTGTTTGAGTAGCAATCTTAACTAAACCTAAGGTAGTTTCTGTTGCTTGGTCTCTGTTAACCTCTAATTGAATCCAATCAGCAGCAGAGGTAGTAGATGCGTTATTAATTTTTGCAATAATAACATCCCCAACATTGAAAGCAACGCCACCTGTTGTACCTGCCACAGACACATACCAATAGTCTCCTTTCTTTGTTCCTGATACAGGAGTTGAGCCTACAGGGAATGTACCACTTGAGGCATCCCATGCACCCTCTAAATTTCCTAATGCACCAATCTGTGCATCAATGTAAGCCTTTGTAGCTGAAGAGGTTGCAAGGGTTGTTGAACTTGCACTTGCTAAGTCAGTAACAATGATTACCTCTGAAGGAGTAGCAGTAGCACCAGAGGTATTACCAATTACAGTCAAGTTTGATGCTTGTTGTAATTTAGCATAGGTAACCTGATTAGCACCAATTTTTATTGTTGTAACTGCACCATCATTTAATTTAGCAGTTGTAATTCCTAAGTCTTTTACTCTTACCGTGTCAGCATTAATCTCAATAGTAGCATTATCCACGTTAACATCTAAGGTTACAGAACCTGAGGTTCCACCACCTGTTAAACCATTACCTGCAACTACCGCCTGAATGTCTCCTGAGATGTCAATCCAAGAAGTACCATTCCAGAAATATATTGTTGTTGAGGTTGTATCATAATACACCTGACCTGCAACAGGGCTGCTAGGAGCTGATGACAAGTTTTGAATCGCTACGTTAAGTATCTGATTCTTCGTGAGGTCTAGGTTGGTAAGAAATTTCTTTGACATTATTTTTAATTTAAGTAAGCCATACCGCTAAATGCAGCGCTAAATGTTATTGTTATTTGATTGATTGAATTATAATGAACCTCGCCTATTACCTCATCATTCGCACTATCCACTATATTTACTGAGGCAAATTTACCTAAATTATGATTAATAACCCAAACGCTTGCAGGCGTGGTTTGAGTAAACACATAAGCTAAATCTTGAGCTGCAGGAATCTTACCTGTAGAGTCTAAGGTAGCGACACCATTTGCTGCTCCATAAGGCACAGTTGTAACAGGTCCGTTTGTTGCCAAAAGAACACCGCTATCCGTCCTTAATTTTAATTCGTGCTCAACGTATATTTGGCTCATAATTTCTAGTTAAACAAGGTAACAATAACAACACCTGCTCCTAATGAGTTAGCGAATGTTATTTGACCTGTATTTGTGTTCCATAAAACCTCGTCAGTAGCTGGACTACCACTTGTTATAATTTTGTTTACCGTAGCACCACCTCTTGAAATATATGCTAAAGACTTACCTGCCATATCAGCATAGGTAATTGATGTCTCTCCACCTGTAGCTGTATAAGATTTATTTGTAAGGGTAATAGCATAAACAACATTTGTAATTACAGAGGCAGTTGGCTGACCTGTAATAATTCCATTTGTGCTTCCTGAAACAACAACTGCATTTTGAATCCAATGACCTATATAACCATACAAGAAGTTAATCAATCTGTCATAGGTAGGATTACCTGCATACCCAGGAACATATGCCTGAATAGCTGTATTCAAACTATTGTAATAAGGTTGATAATACCTTAACACATCAGTCATAATATAAATCAACTCTAACCTATCCGTTTCATCTACCCAATTATAATACTTCTCTATCTCATACTCATCAGCTCCTAGGAACAATGAAATATCAGAGTATTGAAGTATGGAGGTTATTTGGTCGTTACTATGCATTAGAATCTAATACTTGATTGTGAGATAATAGTAGCCGCTCTTGATAGGGCTGCCTGAGAAGAGAATTGGTCTCCATAACTTCCCGCATTCACTGCCGTAACCTTTTCTCTTTGTAACTGAACTAAACTATCCTTAAACACAGGGTCAGATAATCTTATAGGATTACTTGCCAAAATCTGCGCAGCATTATAAATAGCCTGATTAGTAAAACCAACCATGGTAACCACATTAGTAGAGCTATATACCGAACCTGTAACAGGACTTGTCTTATTTAAACTCAACTGAATACTTAAGGCTAAGTCGGCAGTAAAACCTGTGATAGTAATAGTATCAGCACCACCAATAGGGAAGTCTACATAACCTGAGGTGTTGCCGGCAGGGAAAACCAATGGCGTACCATCTACATAATAAATATATAATCTTCTCCAATTAAAACCACTTTTAGGCTCACTAGAAGCGGTATAGTTAGAAGTATCTGTAATCGTTAAGGATGTTCCATTAGCTGATTGCTGTACAGTATATGAAGCTACAAAAGTACCCATAGAAATATTTTACACAAATATACTAAAATAATCGGTTAGGTACATATCAGGTTTTATATCCAAGGAAAAGTATTCACTGGATTTTCAACTACTTTATTTACAACTTGTAGTATCATAGCCTTTCAATGCGCCCCATATCCTAAGGGTATATCAGTTTAATACTTAGTTTCCTTGTCGGCAGTCGTCAACCTGTAAGACGTTGCTACCACTTTTACTGATATATATGTCTCCACTTATTTAAAAGGTCGGCTATTCAGCTCCCGAAAATATAAGTGTTAAGCACCAAAGACAGCAAACTTTCATTTAGAAGGCAGTTGTGCCTTAATAGGGAAAAACGTGTTAAAACCTAACCGATTATGGGAAATAAAAAACCCACCAAATGAGAGTTGATGGGTTGATTAAAACACTTCCATTGGAAGCAGAACAATAATACTGAGACTATTGCGGGGATTATTCAACCCGATAACGTACTCTCATTACCTTATCGGATTTGCAATACAAAATTAGTAATTATTTTTAAATTATCAAAACTTGTTTTTACTTATTTTATTTTTTTTATTGTCTTCTTCTAAGGCTGTATTAACTACTCTTTCAGCTAAATTTTGCATAGGGATGGCATATCCATTAAGCATTAACACAAACTGTAAGGTAGAAATACTTGTTTTTAAGGCTAAATAAGTATCCTTTTCTTTATCTGGAACTTCATTAGGAGATTTAGTTAAAAGCTTACCAGCAGCTTCCATACCACCAGCAAGGTCAACTATACTAGAACTAACCTCAGACAAGGCAGCAACATTCTGTAATAACAAATGGTCTATTTCTTTTTGAGAAGTAACCTTACTTACAGCCGCTCCTCTCTTTGTTTCTAACTTAGGAATCTTATGATAAGTAATATTATTCATGATATTTTCAGACCAATCCATTATCTGAGCATTCTCCTTCGGAGTAAGCACCTTATCAGCCCAATTTGAATTAGCGGCATAGTAAGCTGATGTAGCTAATCCATCTGCCATTGCTCTACCTAATGAACCATATTGGCTAAAGGCAAGCTGACCCATGTTAGCTATTAATTCTTGAGCTGCTCCTTGTTTGTCAAACTTAGACATTAATTGGTCCTTATAGTAATCAGCTGAACTGTCATCCTTACCTACTGATTTAGCAATAGCTAATTGTTGTAAATAACTTGTTACGTTGTTTAAATATCCCATCATAGTGATACCAGCCATAATACCTAATGGCTTAGATAATTCGCTTACTGCTCCAACATCACCTTTAGCTGCTCTATCTTTAAAATCTTTCATACCTTTTATGAATGATTCATACTCTCTATTAGTATAACCTCCAACGAATCCAACAATTTTACCAATCGTACCAGAAGCTTCTATTTGTCCAAAAGGGACTGCTACAGTTCTTCTTCTTGCTCCAGTAGTAGTAGCACCTATGATTTCTTCTGTTTCTTGGTCAGCAATTGAACCAGCATCATTTAATGCTTTCTTAAATTTATTTCTATAAGAAGCATCGCTGATAAATTTATTACCATCGAAATTCTCTCCAGTAATTTCCTTGAATGAATCTCTAAACGTAGGCATCCAAATCATGTTATTAAAATGAGCCTCGGTAAATCCACTCAACCATTTTGCACCTTCTTGTAACCATCCATGTCCAGTAGTTACTTTACCAGTATCAATATCAAAGTTTGCATTAATATTCTCCTTGATTCTTATTGGACTTTTTGTAAACTCTTTAACTGCATCTGATATTTTATTTCCTTTAAATACCTCAGCATAACCCTGGAATCCAGTTTTACCTCTTATAGGATATGTTACAAATCCAACAGCCGCTTCCTTGAATGCTCTAATTGGGTCAAAGAATATTTTAACAGAAGTAGCTGATAATAGCTTATCTACAAACTTCTGTCCAGCATCAGACTTAACACCTTGTAATTGAGATTTTAATCTTTCACCAAGCTCTTGTTCTGTAGCTATTAAAACATCTTTATTTTCAGGTCTTAATAGCTCTAGGTTTGTATTAATAACTTTTCTTGCCTGACTAAGCATCTTTGTTAAATGATAATCCTCAAATGTATTCTTAGCAGCGGTATTCATTAGGTAACCAAAATCTGTCATAGGTAAATCAGACTTCATTACATCCTTTATAATACGTTCTTTACCAAATGGACTAGCTATTCTAAGAGGAGTCTTACCAACCTCAGATGCTGCTGTTGGAATTACCTTGTCCTTATAATACATTCTAGGCATATAAAAAGGAACCTTCTCAAGACTCTTACCTCTCAAGCTATTAGCATACTCTTGTTTATCTGTTACATTATTTTCAAATAAATTTGTAACAGCATCTAATGCAGCTCTTTGTTCTTTGGTTAAATATTTATCTCCTCCGTTTATAAAATCGTTATACACATCCTCTAAGTCAACCATTCCATCAGCACCTTTTGGTATTGATTCGTAAGCATCTTTCATTCTTGTTTCAGTATCCTTATATCCTAATAATTTCTTAAAGTTAGATACCTTATCTGGGATGCTTCTTGTTTTATCTTTATTATTTAATTTCAAGCCAAACTCATCTACAGTACCTACATCTTTAATGTTCTTATATCTCTCATCAAACTTTTTAGAATACTCTTGAAGATAATGTACAATCATACCCATTTTATGGGAGTCCTGGTTCTCTATTTTGTTTGCCTTGAATATATCAGCAACTGCCTTACCAAAATCCTTTGAATCTTTTGTGTAATCAGCAAGACCTTTATTGAAAGGAGATATAAGTTTTAACCAAAAATCATTACCTAATTTATTTGCTTTTATTCCTAACTTACTAGCCCAATATGTAATGTCTGTTTTAGCTAATTTTTTAGCTGCTGCAGATACTGTAGTTTCTTTTAAACCACTTAATTCATCAGCTATACCAGTTGAGTTTTTAGCCTCAAGAGATGTAACAACATCATGAAATTTAGCGACATCTATATAGCCATCATTAGCAACCCCCATAGCCTCATTTAATACATATAAATCTTCTATTGATAAAGATTTTAAATCCTCATCTGATAAACTATTTATTTGGTCAATAAGTTCTTTTTGCTCTGGCGTTACTTCGTAATCTGGTTCTATCTTGTTGCCTCTTATATCATTGATGAAATCATCTTTTATCTTAGATATTTGGTCCTTATATTTTTCTTCAAACTTAGATTGCTCAAAAGCAACACTACTTGCTATGTCATCATATTCCTCTTGAGTTATATCCTCATTTTCTAATAGCTGATTAAGTCTTCTTTTAAGCTTGTTTGTATCACCTATTATTTTTACATAATCCTCTATTGTTTCAACCTTGTTATTATGTATGTCATTTAATAAATCTAATGCTTGTTCTGATGTTTTTACATTATCAAAAACCTTATCCTCTTTTGATTCAGCTTTTATTCTTTCAATGTCAGCAGACATTTCAACCATTAATCTAGGATTAGGAACCTTACCAGTTAATAAGTCTAATGCTTGCTTATACTTAGTAAGCATATCTAATGGTAGGTCTTCTGGATTAATGCTTGTAAATGATTTTATTTGAGCACTTAATGGAGACTTATTTCCTTTAGCTGATTTTTGCATTTTTTTAATGTCAGACATCTCATTTGCATAATCAGCTCTTTCTACAACCTTATCTACATAGTCAGAAAATCTTTTGAATGCAGCCTCACTTGTCCCAACCTTAGCAGCCTTTCTAGCTATTGTTTGAGCTTGTATATTATCAATCTTCCCTTTATCTGTTAGTTCAGCAAGATATTCAGATACCCTAGCAGCAAATTCTTTTTGATAGCTTTTCTCTTCTGCTCTACCTTCTTTTCTGCCAGCCTTCTTACCTTCTATTTCTCCTGCTAATTTACCCTCAGCTTCTTTAAATCTTCCTTCGTATTCTAACTCTTTAATTCTATCCTTATATTCAGCCTCGCTAATTTTATTCTCCTCAAGTTGTTTTTTAAGCTTGCTGATTTCTTTAGCCATATCTCTTCCTTGAGACATTTGACCAGCAAGTAATCCTTCTTGAAAACCTCTTTTAATATTCTTTTTGAAATCGTTAAATACCTTTTTTAATCCTTTCTTAACTATGTTTTTTTCTTTTGGAAATAAAATATCAAAAGCCTGTTCTGGAGTAGGAATTAATCCTTTGCTTTCAGGTTTATTTGCATGTTCATCAAATGCAACAAAAGCCCATGTCTCAACGTCATTGTCGCTAAGATTAGGTTTCTTTTCTTTAATACCTTCTTTTAATTTTTCCCACTCTGGGCCAAAAGGACATAATTCTGCCATATTATTTTTTCTTTTTAGCAGCTGATATTGCTATAGCCACTATTTGTTTTTGACTTCTTGGTTTAGTTCCCTTGTGAGCTAACTCATGAATATTAGAGCTGATAGCTTTTTGAACAGACTCTTTACTTTTTCCTTTAGCAGATTTGAGTGGCATATTACTTTTTTTTAGATAATTTAATCATTGTGTTAAACGCCTCGATAGCCTCATCAGCACCTTCTGTTTTGATATTCAAATCATATCCTTCAATCAACTCAGCCATCTTCTCAATCTTTCTCTTACATTCCTCATGGCTCTTACCTACAGCAACTAAACTACCAATAGTAGAAGAGTCACCTAAACGTAATACATGGTATGTTCCGTCAATCTTAATTGGATTAATCAACTTAACCCACTGACGAATACTCTCTGGGAAGTAAACTGTTTGGTGATTACCACTATGCCATCCTGAGCTGATTAATATTTCCATTCCATAAGGGTTATCTGTTTCAGGGTCTACCAACTCTCCATTAGCTCCCTTCCAAATAATGTCCCCTAAATTCTTATATATCTCTTGATATAACGCATTTGGAGGCAATCCTAGACGCATACAAGGGTCAATAAAGTAATGTTTACCATCTTTGGTAGTTCTTACTTCTGTAGAGAAAAAACCATTGTGGTCATACTTCTTTAATAGTATTCCGAATTTCTCATTTACAGCCTTATTACCGACACTTAAATCTTTATCATCTATTAACTTACCTGCGTAAGAAACGTCCTTAATTTCGCATCCTGTGAACATCTTAGAAGGCAATACACCATCAATAGCATATGCATCTATACCTTCCTCAACCTCAGCAGGAATAGAATCAACCACCACAAACTCACAAATAGTTTTTAATGGCCCAAGTGTTGACTCAAGGTTATCCAATAAAGGCTCGGATAACTTGTAATTAATATGATGAAATGTTTCAAATGTCTTTCTATATTTAGAAATTTTAACATATTTATCTTTGTTCTTTTTAAGGTGCTCTCTTAATGCAGGAAGACCTACAACCTTAACTGTCGGTGCTACATCCATACCAAGTTTCTTCATCTCAACTGCAGTCTCGTATCTGTTCAATTCAAGACGCTCAGCCTTACCTGAACCAAAACAAGGAATACCTGAAGCCTCTAATAACTCTAATAAGTCACCATCGTAAATATCTGGGGTAAAGAAACAATCAATCTTATCCATTACCTCAAATAGATTCTCAATACGTTCAATGTTTTTACCATCAAATGTATTTAGTTTCTTCCCATTCTTCCATTCAGTTCCTATAACGGCTTCTGCCATACCAGGGTAGGCATCTTTCCATTCTGTATAATAATATACTTTCTTGAAGTAATCAGCTAGTTTTAAACAGAACTCAAAAAAAAGTCCATTGTCTACACACAATATTACCTTGTCTTTGGCGTTTCCTAAAGTTATTTTTTCCATGTGCTAAAGTTACTATTTTTTCTTTTTAAAGACCTTTGCAATATTTTTTACGAAGGAACTGTTCTTCAGTCTCTCCGATATCTTCATTCCGTTCTCCTGACTTGAGTCTTCGTTCAAGTTCTTCTCGGTTGTCATTTCTCCACTTTTCAAATCCTGAGAGTTGTTCATCTGGGACTTCTCCGAACCCAAACTCTTTGACAGGTTTTGATAATACATCTTTTGGAACTTCGGTGGGAGTTTCTCCAACTCCTTCTCCACTTCTTGAGGTGTCATAATCTTGTTTTGTTTTATTTAAGGCATCTACTCTTTGTTCAGGTGTTGCTTCCTGATGAAGTCTAGTCTCTTCTTCTGTAGGAGATGTTTTTAATTTGGATACTTTTTGTAAATCTTCTTCAGGTATTTCCTGTATTGTTTTATAATTAGTTCCTAATTCTTTATTAACTGAATTTATAGCATGGGTAACATTATCAAAACCCATGTCTTGAACTTTCTTATTAGCTGATTTACCTTCTTCTGTTTCACCATATTTACTTTTTTCACCTACCTCAATCATAGGCATTTCTTCACCTTCAGAAGGTCTTCTTACAGTAATACCATCTTTTGTAGTTTCCAATGGTTCTTCCTTGCCATTAATAATATCCTTAATTTGCTGATTTATACCATCTCTTCTATCCTCTAACATCTTTATATCATTTTCAGAATCTGTTTGGAATGCATCATCAATTGTTTTTTTAACCTCTTGTTTTAATTGAATTTCTTTTTCAATTTCTTTTCTATTCTTAATTAAAGGAATTATTTTAACTTGATTTTCAGCTGATACATGGTCTGGTATTGTCTTTTTGATTTCTGAATATAAATCTATATTGTTATAGATTATTTTTTTCTCATCAATACCCAATCCATTCTTGTCCATTAATTCAGTAAAATCATTTTTTATTTTTTGTAATTGCTCAGGTGTTTTAGCACTTGCAACTTCACCTAATATATGATTATTAGTATTTTCAAATAAATTAACTGTACTACCAAGAACTCCACTCATTGCTGCACCACTAAAGGATGAGTTTGCCAAATTCTTCCAAAAATGTTCTTTAATATCTTTAGGGTCAAATACATTTTCTTTTTGCATTAAATTAGTAGCTAATTTAGCTGCATCTTTTTCTACCCCCATTGCAGCTCCTGTTACACCCCCAACAACAATAGGCATACCATATCTCTTGGTTACATTTCCTAAACTAGAAACTGCTTTCTTAGTTTCACTTGTAACTAAATCTTCAAATGCTTTTGCAGTATAGGTCTCTCCTGATTGCTCAATTTTACTTATAACATCAAGTACTACTTTTCTTTTTATATTGTCAAGCATTTTAGGTGCTCCATGGAATATTTTGTCTACAGTAAACTTTTGCAACAATCCATTAATAGTACCATTAACTAATCCAAAAAATTCTCTTGAATTAGGGTCTGATTTTAAATTTGAATTTTTAACTGCCTCATCATATTCTTTTATACCATCACCATATCCTTGCAAGAAAAATGTAGCACCTCCAGTCAATTCTGCTTGAGCAATATCTGGAATCATTCTTGCTGCTAAAATACCAACCCCTTTTAATGTCTTCATTGAAAAAGGGTCTGATACATCTATTTCAGATTTTTCACTATCTGGTACCGTAAATTTAACCTTCCCAAAAACATCCTTTTCTAATTCTTGCCTCATTTTTCTAGCATCTTCCATTTGTTGCTTAGAGGTCTTATGTTCAATTGGCTGTGTACTTGGAGCACCAACACCAGCTGATGGTAACATTTTAGCTGATAATTCAGCCATAGCACCAGTAGTTGATTCAAAACTTTCCATTAATCCGTTCCATAATTGAGCACCAAAATAATAGTTGTTCAACATGTCTTTAGCCATAGAATCCTCAAATCTATTTTTAGATGTCTTAGGTTCTTGATTTACATCTGCTTGTTTAGTTTGAATTCCTTTTCTTATATCTTCATAGGTAGATAAAGGCCCTTTATCCTTAATAGCAGTAATACCTATGCCAGTAGATTTTGGTTCTGGTTTACCTTCAGGTTTAGGTTGTTCTGTTTGTTTTGGCGCAGAAAAAAATTGATTTATAAAATCAACCTTACCTTTTGTATATAATCCCTTTTCAGCTAAAACATCATGTAATTTGTTAACAGAATTGTCATTGCTAAATTGCTTACCAAAATCATCGTAAGATTTAGTATACAAATTCTTATCAACAAGAGTTTGCCAAAGTTTATATTTATTATCACTTGGTTGTTCAGGCATAACTTATGTATTATTGTATACCAACATTATCTAATAATCCACCTTCAGACATACCTAATTCTTTACCCATTTGAGATTTAGATTCAAACTTAGGATTAAGTATATTTTTCATTTTATTTCTACCTTCAGCAGTACCTACATCTAAATAAACATGTTTAGTCTGTTGTGTTGTAACACCTTTTTCATTAGTAGTTTTTGAAATATATGGAACAGAAACGATGTTGCCTTCATTTAAAGATTTTGCAGTTACAACGAAATCAGAATAATCATTTGCATTTTCCTGATTCATTTTTTTAACAACATCAGCAGTATTAACCTGACTACCTTTAAATCCTAATTCTTCAATTATTTTATTTGATGCCTTGTAAACACCTTTTTCATCTTTTGGTAAATTTGTAAACTTTCCTTTATCATCCATTTTAGCACCAGCAGGTAATTTCACAAAGTGTACATAATTACCTTCTGCTAATGCACCAGAGGTATTTATTTTATTTACAAATTCTGATTTAGTATTTTCTAATCCAGAACCTAATCTATCTACTAATCCTGATACATTACCTAATTTTTCTAATTGACCTTTCTTCCAAGTGAAAAATTCTTTTTGTTTACCTAATGCTCTATTAGCTGCTGCTATCTGAGCTTGTTCTTGAGATGCATAAGTTCCTTCTCCTATCTTAACTGATACTGCATCATAATCATTAACAAATTTTTTCATCGCCATAAACTTTGCAGCAGTAGTAGCAACTCCATTTTTTCTTAAGTCTTTATTGATATCAGTAATCCAATTGTCTGGAGTTAAATCTTCAGGTAAACCAATTCTTTTTTTATCTCCTTTAGATGATGCAATTTTATTAAACTTATTTATAACATCATTAAGTTCTCCATTTTGTTGTGCATCCTGTAAATACTTTTCAGCAAAATGCATTCCTTTTTTAATACCGCCTTGAGATGTTATAGCATCCTTAGCTGCATTAAAGTATTGTCCATATACTGGAACATTTTTAACATCTACTTGTCTTATACCAGAACCAAATTTTTCAGTAATAGGCATATTTACTGTCTTAGCTTTCTTTTCAAAACCTTCTAAGAATTTATCATAATTTGGAGTTTCACTTAAGTATGTATTAGGGTCATCCAATTTTTGTTTTTTAATTTCAGACAATGGCATATCCTTAACTTTTGTCCAAGCCTCTAATGCATCATCTTTATATAAATGAGGATTTTCTGCAATTTTTTGACCAAATGTTTTATGCTCATTTGCAAATTCACTAGACTCTTTTGCAAGACTCATAGCAGTTGAATATGCTTCATCTATTTTGCTTTGATATTGAGACCATTTTTCTGGGTCCTTTTCAATTAACCTAGGGTCTGAATCTCTCATCTTAGTTAAACTTCTCCATTCATTAGTAGCTTTCATTATATCATTCATATCACCATGTCTAGCTCCTTTTTGAGCCTCAGCCATTTTGCTTGATGTTTGAGCAAACTCTCTTGCATTTTGTTGTCTATATGCTTTTTCTTCAGCATACAATTTATTCATGCTATTTTGAAGATTCTTATAAACGCCACTAAAGTCCTGTGGACCATAAGCTTGGGCTATTGATTTTTCAGATATTCCTAACGGCATATTTTATTATTTTCTTGGTCTATATCCCAATAAAGCTCCAGAGTAAGGACTAAAACCAGATTCATCTTCAGATGAAGGTATTAAATCTTGATTTAACAAATTTTTACCTTGACTTAATGTTGTTGCAAAATCCTGTTGCATTAACCCCATATTAACAGGAGAACCTTTTTTCTTAAATAATCCAGATAATGGATTCTTTTCTCCCATCATTGCTCCCATACCTAATCCACCAGCAACAGCTCCTAACCCTTGAGAAATAGCTGAACGCTTAGCAGCAACATCTTGCAAAGCTATATTAGTTTTAAGAGATTGTTTTTCTTGTTCACTCTTAAATGCTTTTTCTTTTTCTCTTGCTTGCAATCCTGCAGCCTGAGTTAATGCACCTTGATTTTGTCTTTGAGCAGCCTCTTCTTGAGCACCTAATTGTAAAGCACCTTTTTGTCTTTGAGCCTGAACTGAACCAATCATACCAAGTGCAGCTTTTCTATCTTGAGCAGCATTCATAGCAGCCTGAGCACCTGCTTCTATACCTTGAACAGCAGATTGTCTTGCAGCTCCACCTAGTCCTTTTGTAGAACGCATTTTAGCACTTTCGTATACACCTGCTATTTCTTGAGATGGTCTATAAGTAGCCATAGCATCAACAGCAGCATTTGCTTTTCGTTTAGCCTTACCCATTCCAATTAATCCTGTAAGTGCTTGAGCAGCACCAACACCTGCCTCTAACATTCCTAGTCCTAATGCCATATCTATAAGTTTCTGTTTGACAATTGGTAACCCAAATATAATCCCGACAAATATACTAAATTAGTGGCACTATTAGAAAATTTTGTCTCTAACCAAGTACCCTTAAGGTAATCTCCATTGATAACACCACCTAAACTGTTATTGTCTCTTAACAATGCTCCATGATATAAACCTTCGTGAATTTCATAATCACCCTGAACAAGGTTGCTCATTTGACCAAGAGAGGTATTTACATTTCCAATGGTAGGAGATGTCCAATAATCAGTAGCATCAATAGTTAAATAATCAAATGTCTTTTTAAGTATGTTATCCTTATTGAATACAAAAGTTATGCTTGAGCTATATTGAGTGCCGTAAAAATTATTTTGGGTACTAGAATCGTGAATATATAATTGACCATTCTTGAAGCTTGCAAGCTTATTTTCAAAGTTTAAAATAGCCTCTGGATTAAAACTATAAAAGCTTGTATAGCAATTTTTAACTTCATTAAATGCCAAAGTATATCCAGTCAAGCCTGTTCCTGGTTGTAATATTGATATAAACTCACCATCTCTATCCTTTGAAAAATGAAAGACTCCTAAAACCTTAGCTGAACCTCCTGTAGAATAAGAATGAGAAGAAAGATAGTTTGGCAAATTATTACCTGAAAATGTTTGCATTTTATACAACTCACTAATAGGCGTTATACCATCCTGAGAAAGTCTTACAAAATAGCCCTTAACAGGGTCAGCAAAATAATCAGCGTATCCTGAGGTAGCCAAGCTAGTTGGTTGATTACCAATGCCAAAGTCACCTTCATAGTATCTAATTTGGTTTATTATTTTAGAAGAAGCAACCAAGTTATTAGTTCCATCTTGGTTTAAGGTCTCCACAGAAAATACAGGAGCTACCCCACACTTCTTATATTGGAATATTCTTAAATCTCTATTGTGAAGCTTCATTCTAACAATATCCCCAAACTTCTTATCATAAGTATCTGAGTCTAGATAATAGAATCTATTTGTTCCATTAATACTTGTTCCTTGCTGATATGCCTGAGAATATCTAACCAAGGTAGAATAATAAGCTTGCTTAGCATTAATATCTACAACCAATGGTCTTGAATTAGAATTAGTTTGTAGATTAAACACATCGCTAAATGATGGGTCATCTACAACTATATTAATATTATTTAATGGAGTTATTTCAATATTAAATGGAGCTACATGCAAAGCGTTTGAGGTATAGTCATTTGTAAATATTAAAGAAGCTCTACATCCTGCAGGAACCTTTACAATAGCATCTACATTAATATCAACATTGACATATGGATTGCTATTAGATTGTGGCTGAGGAATGACAACAGGATTTAATATTTTAGTAAGAGAGTAGTTTGTTGCACTACCATTACTTGCATAAACCTTTACATATATTGATAATGAACCTGTTTTACCTGCATTAATATCATTGTTAAATGCAGTAAATGAAAACTTAAATCTAACATTGTAATCAACGGCAGACAAATTACTATAGTTATAATAAGCATCAGCTGAACTAGGGAATTGGTTATAAACCAAACTAGATACAGTTTGATTGGTACTATGACCTATTATATAGTTTGTTGTTGTTACATCTTGAGATGAGTCACCAATCTTAGGTGTAGCATATTGCACCGCATATTGGTCGATACCCTGAGCTGTAATTAATTTTGGAGGAGTAACCAATACGTTTCTATTTCTATAAAACACATCACCATCGCTAAAGTATAATATAGCTGATTGAGATGATGTTTGATTTTGATAGTTACCACTATGGTAACCATTTACTACAGGATACTTTTGACCAAACTCAAAATATGTTTGTTCATTAGCTGATGTAGTTAATGCAGGATTATATATAAATATTTCGTAATTCTGATAATCAGGTGTTCCATCAAAAGCAATACCACTTCCAATATCTGATGTAGGATATGCTATTTTTAAATAAGAACCCTCCTTAACAACGCCAGTCATAACCGGATTTTCTTCTAAACTTATAATTGGATAATCAAAATTACTCGCAGAAACATCTTGACCAACAGCTCCTGTAGATGAATATCTTTTTATAAATTTAACTCTATCTCCCTGAGCAAATGTATATCCTATAACACCCTCGGTAGCCTTGATAGATAAGTTGTAATCATAAATGTTATCTATTCTTATGTATGCATACTTCTGATTTACAGATACATCCTTGTCTGAAAACGCCCCGCTAGATACCCAGTACAAAGCCTTGTCTCCGTAAGTCAAATTATTTGTTCTTACAATTTGATAATAAGCAGCCCAACTTGGAGGCGTATTTGTTATTGTTAATTGTCTGTAAGAATATAAAGCCTGATTTAATGGGTCAGGAAAAAGATTACTCTTATTTGTTCCTAACTTTAAGGCTGATATAGTGTTTACTCCATTTGTTTTTCCATTTGCATCATAGTAAACAATTCCATACTGATAAGCAGCATTTGAATATAAACTATATATTACCTCCCAATTATTATTAGTAAGACTAACAAAATTATATTGGCATTGAGTGGAGTTTAATAAAGCTCCTGTTTTAGTTATTGTTAAAAAGTTTCCACTAATTGAAGTAGAAAACCCTTTAGCTGATGCAGCACTAGCCAATCCTGAAAGCAATGCTGAGGTTGTATTGCTAGTTGCAGTATATGTAAAAGATAAATTTGTATTAGATGAATCAGTAGCATTAACATTAAATACTACTCCTCCTCCTGCGCTATCGTAAATAGATGCAAGAGTTCCTGCAGAGCTGCCAATAGTTCCATCAACAAATATTTTAATTGTATTACTTGCTATTTGTTCAGCACCAAATAATAAGCCATTTCTACATGTAAATAAAGAACCAGATGATGCGTTTTGAGCTATGGTAGCATTCAATGGGACATTTGCATATCCTTCAGTAATACCACCATAAATTAATGTTGAACCATTAAGTAGTTCTTGAGCATTTGCTTTTTGAGGCACATAATCAAACAACAATATTTGTTCAACCTTATCTACATAGGTATACACACTATTCTTGTAAAAATTATAGTTGTATACATCATTACTATTAATACTTAAATCAGACTTAACTAAAGACGTAATCAAGCTGTAATCACTTGTTGCACCATCCCTAGTCTCTCTAAATGCTATCTCAATTTTTTTAACATTCACATCTCCTGTAGGGAAATATAAAGCTATGTAGTTGCTTAAATATTTAGCATTAGTTATTGAGCCATCGTTATTAGGCATAAATGGCAAAGGAACTTCACTACCTGTACTCCATACGCTCTTTTCATTATCATCATATACATAACGATAAATAAACTGAAATAAGCCGTTGTTTAGATTGTTGGTATTAGTTGTAGTATCAGCTCCGTAAGCTGCCTTAATCGGACTGCTAGGTGGAATTTTAGCTACATCTAAATAACTTCTTTGAATTGAGGTATATGTGCCAGCTAAATATCTTTCTATGTTTATTTTTGTTGGTCTACCTATACTATCTATAAAGTATAAAATATTACCATCTGTATTGGTATCTCCGTATATAATATTTATAGATGTAATGGGACTTGTTGTAAATCCTAAAACATCACCTACAGTATTTGTTCCACTTTGTATTAAAGTTTGGAATGTACCTGCTTGGGTATTATAAATATATATTCCATGAGTTCCATTTGAATTATAGTTGAAATAAAATATTCTATTATTCAAAGAATCATAATGAGTGCCTATAGTTTGGTTGGTACCACTAGGCAAGGTATTAGACACAAGTCTAGTTCCAGGAAGGTTCTCTGCCTTCATGTTAACCCCATTACCCCTAAAGATAATATTCAATGCATCCTTATGATGATGAGCAGGAAGTATGTCGTTACTATCATCTGTATTTAAAATTCCACCAAATTGCTTTTGTTGAATCATAATTATCCTTTAACGCCATATGTGGCTGCTTCTCTAATATATTGTTCAGCTACCTGTAATCTAAATGGTTTCAATCTCTTACGAGCTAATTTCTTTTGAGCATAATATTCTCTTTCTCTCATAGTCTTTTCGCTGATGTTTACCAACTTTGTTGCTGGTAAAGACTGAATGTCTTTCCATCTTAAATAAGAGATAAGAGCCTCTTGACATCTAAAATCTATTGTGTAATCATCATCCATAATAGGACTAGATATGTATTCAAATACTATAGAAGAATAAGCAAATTGAGGGTCAAATATAACCACACCATTAGCTGAATCTAATCTACACTCTCCTGCTTGCACAAGACCAGAACCTACACCAAAGTAATGTTCATAATCCTCATCCCAATAACCAAACCAATAAGGATAGTTAGGTACAGTCATACCTGCACCAATCTGACTAGCAGTATCAGCAAGTCTTGTAGGAGTTGTATCTCTATATCTTGTTAAAGACTCATTCACCTTTAAGGTAGCTACCTCACCTGATTCATTAAATAAACCTACCCTAACATACTCTAAATAGTCATCAGGTATATTTGCTGTAAGGTTTGCATTAACAGGCAATACCGTAATCTTAGGAGTCCAAGATACATCCATACCAATTTCTTGAAGACCTCTAAAAGCCATAGCCCAAAGTCTTCTAAAATCTTTTGTAGTAAGTCTTGCTTCGTCAATATACATATTAACAGCATCAGACAACTTGATATTTCTTTCTAATTTGTTACTCATAATTTTTAGCTTTCAACGCCATCTGAAACATGGTCTTGTTTAATATTTTTACGAGCCATAATTCTTTGTGTAACTATATCAAACACCATACCTATTGCATCAGGAGGCACATTAATAGGAGCACTTAAATTATTAGTTACATGTGTAGCCATTCTCACACTAACCTTTGTACCTGCAGGCAATAATGATTTAACCCACATATATAATGTAGAACCTTCAATCCAATAATAAGCTGCCTTAGGAAGATGCGGCATGTCTCTAAAGTAATCTATTTCATTTCCTGAAACATAAAGAACTGGTCTGCTTTGACCTTTAAGTCCTGTAAAGAATACAGAATTAACCCCACTACTATTAGGAAGCCCTAATGGAGGGTGAGGAATAGAAGTATAATAGTATCCTGTATCAGCATCTCTTGTAAAAGATGTTATTTTAAAGGTAGTTAAATAACCATCAGGAACAGATAAAATTCCTTCAACAGCATAAGCATCATTAGCCTGTTTAGTGGCAACCTGTGCTACTGCATCATTAATATGTAATAATAATTCATTATCCGTTAATACTGCTGCATCATCTGGATAATCATTATAGTATTGACGCCTAATCCTGTCAATCATTTGTTGAGTAGTAACAATCATTATTCTCCAGTATTAATAACTCCTTGCCCAAATTGAGTTAGAGTTGGTTCTTTAAATGAAACTCCAATTATTTTAGCTGCTCTTGCAACAATTTCATCAATATCATTATTGTACCATAATGGGTCAACACTTCCTGTTGAATTATATACAGGTCTACCATTACCATCTGTTGTGTAATTCCAAACAACATCTGTAGGTACAGTTAAATATTTTAAGGTAATATTTGTTAAGGTATTTGGATATATTCTCCAGTTTGTATTTTGTTCTACAAAGAACGCATTTGCCTCATTAATTGGGTCAATAGAATCCTGAATACGCTCAGCATATCTATTTTCTTCAAGTCTATATATTCTATAAATATTATCGGTATACATACCAATAAGCTTATTAAAACCTGTTGGTTTTGTTCCTAATAAAGTTCCAGATGTCAATGTAAGGCCAGAACCAATAGTCAACACAGCTGATTGTTCAAATGGCATTAATCTAGAAACCACATTATCTGTCATAGATAAACCTACTCTTGGAACAGGTCTTCCATACTGATATTGTTCTACACGACCAACTAAAAAATCATAATAATTTCTTTGAGCCGTATTAAAAGCGTATTGAAAATCTGCAGGGCTTAAACTTCCTAGCTGATTCTTTCTAACAATAAATCTAAGTATGGAATATACTTGGTCGACAGTCATCGGAATATTTTACACAAATATAACAAAAAAGCCCCACAATAGAAATTGTAGGGCGTTACATCTAAAACTAAATCAACATGAGAACTATAATTGCATTCTTAATGTACTAACAAATCCTGAACCATCTTCTGTAGAGGCAAATTCTGTTAGAGCATCTATTTCTTTTTGGTTGGCTGGCAACTGAGTAATCATTTGCTTTGTAGCCACCCAATGAGCTTGATTTTTTACTAAACCTGTAGTAATGATACCTTTCTCTAATCCTTTTTCTACTAGGTATCTTAACTTCAATTTAGGGTTGTTTGCCATCAATAAAAACTTCTCTGGCTCAGCTAATGCTCTTGCCTTGTAGTCTTCTCTGATTGCGTCCATATCTCTTTCTTCTCCTGTGCTTGCATGTATAAAAGGGATGCCTAAGAACTTAGCGTGTGGTATCATATCATCCTCAGATGCTGAACGCGCTAAATCATAAGCTCTATCCTTTTTCTTTCCTAATTCTACTACATTATCATCATTGTTACCGTAATCTAATAACATGTAGGTATTACTAATCATCTTAAACTTGTTTGTGTTTTTGCTACATTGATTATTCAATGTCAAGAACTGAACAAGTGGTTTGTTCCAAGATGGAACTCTTAAGAATCCGTTATTAAACTGAATTACATTCGTTTGTTTGTTAATAACATTGTCTGCTAATGGGCCATGTACTTCTTGCTCATCAACAAAAATGCTCTTCATTCCGTCAATGTATCTGATTTCTCTTGGTTGGAAATCCGGCTCTTGCTCTGTACCGTAATTCCACAGAATAGTATCTGAGTTTGGAATTAAAAAGTTAGGAGGGAAAATGCTAGCCCCCTCGTGGTACTTTGGATGTTCCTTAATAAGTCTGAAGATGTACATCTCAGGCTCTTTCTTAGCTTTTTTCGCAGTTATCTTCTTGCTTGAAGTTACTGGCGAATCTAATGTTGGTACGCTTGCCAACTCAGTTGCTTTTGCCATAGTTTATTTTTTTACAAATTTAGGTAATAATACTACCTAAACAATAAAAATGCCAAACTTTTTTTAAACTATAATATCCCTTTTATGTCACAATTTTTTAAATATTTGTGCATTTTATGACACATTATGCAAGTTTTGTTACTTTTTTATATAAATATGTAACAAGTTGAATGATATTTAATTCATTATAACTCAATTTGTCTTTTATGAATGATAAGTCATACAAAAATATCCCTAACTATATTACAATATTTGATAAAATTAACCCTAACTATGTTACAAGTTGCATGAAAATTCAGAAAAATTCATGCAGATTATACACAAAAAAAGCCCCCCATTTCTGGAGGGCTCTATATTCAATCAGCTAAGATTAAACACCTTGGAAGATTGCATATTGGTTAGCAGCAAATGTTCTAACACCTGGGAAAGACAACATAGAAATGGTCTTTTGCGCAGTTGTAGTTTTGTTGCTTGGAGCCAACATACCAGTCTCAGTAGTCAAGACTCTTTGACCGTTAACCTCTTGGAACACGATTTGGAATGAAGGGAATTGCTTACCTGTCTTCGCATCGTTGTTAATCTTTTGAGGAATTAACACACCATAGTTTCTCTTCTCTGGAACTTGAGCACCTGGGTTGATTTGGTATACAGACTCAGGAGAGAATCCGTTGTTTAAGAAGAAGTGGAATGTGTAACCGTCAATAGAGAAGCTATTGAAACCGTAGCTTACTGAAGCCTCTTCGTTTCCACCTACTGAAGCGTAACGGATAGCGCCATTGTTATACTTACCGAATAACAAATCGTTAACCGCTTGTCTTTGATAGATGTCTTGTAACCAATGGTACTCACCAGCACCACCGTAGAAGTTCAAAGTACGAGTTAATGTATGGATATCAGCGATTGCTGGACCAGCAGAAGCTGTATACTGAATTGTAGAACCTGCAGCAGACACACGTGGTAAAACACCAGTTGTACCTACTGTACCGTTAGATAAGTTGTCGATAGCAACACCCTCTAACATCTTAAACCAAGCTTGGTTCATGTAACGTTTGTTCATGTCGTCCATAGCTAAGTAGTAATAGTAGTGTTGTCCGTTACCGAAGTCAACCTCGTTTTTCTCGATGTCAGCACGGTCAGTGATTGTGTAGTCATCACGGTGTTCAGTAGTTGTGTTAGTGATTTTATCCAATAATGGAGAAATACCATCTAATACAGTTGATTGCTCACCAATGTTAACCGCACCTCTTAATAACAAGAATTCACCTGCTAATAAGTTAGCTGAACCTGCAGATACGAAAGCAGCTGTAGATTGTACTGGAGTGATTGTTGCAGTATGAGCGTTAGCTGTACTCTTGTTGATTGCAGTAACCATACCCTCAATACCTGAAGTCATGATACGAACTACCTCACCTACACGGATTGGAGATTGAGTACCAGACGCATAATAAGAACCTGTACCTAAAGTTACTGTTACAGCAGCACCAGCAGCAGGAGCTGTAATTTGAGTGTTAACAGTTACTGATTGGTGTAAGCCTCTTTTTTCATAGTGGTAGAAAGTTCTGTTGTCAGATTTTGCTTCCATTACTGAGTTACCTAAAGCCATTTGTACGATTGCATAGTTTTCTGCACCGTAGATACGAACCAAGTTCTTTTCAAAAGAACGGTCGAAGATGTTCAAGTTATTCAACAGGGTTCTGTTGGTAGCTGAACTAGCAATACCCGCAGGTGTAGGGGTACTTGGGAAAGTGTTAGCCATTTTTTATTATAGTTTAAATTTGTCTTTGTTTATGCCCTAAAAATAATTGGTCAAAAAGATTTCTCTCTTCGTCCGCGGCACTAGGGCGATATGTACCGCTTTGTTCAACGTCTGTAGTGATGTTTTTTCTTTGCTTTAACATTTCAAGTCTTGTTTGATTTGCCGTTTGGCTAATCACAGATTGAATTATCTTGTCAAAGTTATCAGCAATATACAAGTCTTTTAAAAGCCTATCAGATTGGTACTTACCATCTTGGTAGTATCTCTCTGCATAATATTCCTGTAAGCTTTCTGCAGCATCTCGGTATCTTGAAGCTTCCTGCGCAGGGATTTCAAATTTACCATTAATACTTAAACTTGCCTTGTCGTCCTTCCAATTAAATTGCAAGGCTCCCAAACGATTCTCTACACCATTTAGACTCTCTAGAAACTTCTGCCTTTCTTCTTGGGCTTCTGCATCTACTTGAGTGTCAACCTGTTGTGTAGGTCTTTCGTACTGCGGAAATTTAATATCCTCAGACATTCTTTCAAAAAACTCTCTTGCCTCAGATACATCATTCTTGATTTTCTGAGACAATTTTTTTTGTTCTCTTTTGAGCTTGGATTCGTCAAACGCAAACTCATCAATAGAATATTTTTCTTCGTATTCAGCCTGTACATCATCGTTGTCAAACTCTGGGTTTTGAAACTTAATGTATGACTTTAATACGTCTTCATCAGGTTTGTCTTTAATCTCATCAGCTACCTTTTTATTATAAAGGATTTCTGCCACCTCATTAATCTTTCCTTCAGCTATAAGATTATATAATGCCTCTGAGGTTTCGTTTTCAAACTTTACTTGTTGAGCTGCTTGTTCCGCTAAGGCTTGTTGCAACTCTTCCCAAGATGAAAACTGACCATCAGTTCTTTGTTTTATAAAATCATCCTCGTCTAATACCTCATCATCATCATCTGTAGGTAAAGGTTGTTCCTCTATAATTTCCTCATTTTGTGATTGAGCATCCTCAATTTCTTTTAGTTGCTCAGCTGATAATGTTTTTGCAAACTCTTGCAAAGGGTCTAACTCCTCTACAGGTATTTGTGGTTCTACAGGAGTAATTGTATCATCTGCATTTACTGCTGTAGTTGTATCAACTGGGTTTAAACTTGGTTGTTGGTCTGTCAAAGAACTGGCGCTTTCTTTTTGCTCAGCAGCCCATTGCTGCATGAAGTCTGTGTTTTCCATATATTTTGTTTTTAGGATTTACTTGTCCGAAACTAACACAAATATAAGGATTTTTATATTACAAAATTTTTTATAAAAAAAGGGCACGGTAGAAACCGCACCCCCTTCAGCCATGAAAACACACACAAAGAAAGCTATGTTATTCAGAACCCTGTTCAGGCTCTTGAGATTGTTCTTGTTGTTGTGCCTCCTGTTGTTGTGCTTGTTGTTGAGCCATTGCTTCTTGCTGTTGCTTTTGCATCTTCTCTTGAACGGCTGTGCCCAAAATAGAATCAGCAAGTTGTTTTATTTCATCTGGTAATGGTTGTCCTGTTTTCAAAGATTCCATATACATAGTTGTTGCAAACTTAATCAACTCTAATTCTTTATCAGAATCTCCCTTGGTCTTATTAACTGCCATCTTACCTTGAGACTCAAGTTGAGTAAGCTGAGCGTCTTGTTGCATTTTTTGTTGAGAAGCCTGAGCCTGAATTTGAGCATTCATTTGGCTATTCTTTTGAGCAGCCTCCTCAGCTTCTTTCTTAGCTCTCTTCATGCTCTTAGCTAAATACAACTCAGCTAATTTAACATCCTCAATATTCTTAATCTTAAATACCTGCTCGTAAGTAATACCACCTGCCTGTAAAGCCTGCATCATTAAGTTATTTAACTCTGCTTTCTTTTGGTCATCAGGTAACATTTCAACCTTAACATCAAAGGTCATATCTAAAAGACTTAGGTCATAACCTTCCATCTCCTTATATTTGGTAGCCTTGAATACAACTGAATCCCACAACATCATAGAAACCTTTTCTGTTGTTTCTTCCATTAGGTTTGTAAAGGCATCATAGATATATTCTGTAGCTGAGTTAGAGCTTTGGATTTGTTGTTGCATTACCCCAAGACCAGTCTTAACAGGAACACTTGAACCATCTCTATATTCAGAGATACCCATCTCCTCTCTTAATCTATCTAGGTTAAAATTGTACTGACTAATCAAGGTATTCAACTGAGCTACGTTACCATTGTTAGGTAATTGCTGAATAGGAAATGCTTTTGGCTGACCATCATCTCCTGTTGAATCCCAAAACACTCTACCTGTTTGGTCGTATATCTTCATCAACTGAAGTGGCTCTACGCTATTACCAGTTCCCAAATCAACATCTCTAAATCCTGAAATATCTACAGAGAATCCATCTGGCTTCATCAAGGCAATCAATTGTTGCATCTTCATTCTGATAAGAAGCATTGCTCTGATTGGTCCCATAGCCTTCTCAATCATAGAAGGTACTAAGGCTCCTGTAGCGTTAGGACAAATAATAGAATAGCTGAACATAGCATCTACCCCATTATTATAAGGTCTAATAGTATTTGAATTTAGGTTCCACTCTAACATGATTTCGGTATCACATACCCAAACACCATGGTAGATGTTCATTACTTTTGATTCAATAACTTCTCCAGCCAGCTCTTGCCCTTCTGGAGCAACTGGCCTACCTTGTTTAGGTATTGCAAGAATGTTGCCATATTTATTTTCTGTTTTAACTGTGTATTCTACATCCGTAGTTTTTACCTCAAAGTCGAAGACCAATACCGCGTAATCATCATAGGGCCTAAGCTCTGTGTATTTATATGAATCTTTCCAATAAAGGTTTTCAGCTCTCTTAAGTTCACGAGAAGCCTTCTGCGCCAACTTGAATAGGGTCTCTTCATCTAGATTGTATTTTTTTCTGATTACTGAAATCTTCATTGGTTTAACCTCACCAATATATCCTAAATCTTTTCCGTTGTCAGTTTCAAATACATTATAGATTAAGTTTTCTGGCTTAACCCTTTTAATCTTGATGTTATGATTGCCATCAAAGTAAACCTTTGTTGCGGCAAAGTTTACATCAATAACATCTCTAATTAATGTTCTTTTAAGAATACCATAATCATTCTCATCCAAGATTTTTTTAAGCTTGGTTTCAAATAATATTTCTTCTGGTAATCTATATTCTAAATCAAAGTATAATGCTAAATCATCCTCATCCTCAGGCATAAACTTCTGAGACTCAACTTGATGTCCAATTTGCTCTTCAAGGGCTTGTATTTGCTCCTTGTTCTTCATTCTAAAAGTAGCCTCTTGTTTTTCCATTTCTTTGATAGAAAAACTCATATCATCGGTAGCTTTAACCACAGGCTTTTCTCTTCTTGATAAATATGTTCCAAGTAATATCTCAACAAACTTAGGCGCAATCTTAATGGTACTCCAGTCTAGGTTTACATAGGTTTGGTTTCCCTCAACTCTTAATAAATCCATAAACTCTTTCATAGAGTTAGTACCCATAGAAAACTCTCTATTAGCACGCCATACTCTATAACGCTTACCATAGTACCCATCTGAATTTCTATCAGCTGAATTAAATATACCCTGTGCCACCTTCAAGCCATAATCTTTAGTCCTTTTTTTGGACGGCTTTTCCATGTGCATTTGCAATAACCTGTCTATACTTGAAAACATATTCTTGTGTTTCTACAAATGTAAGATTTTATTTGGACATTGAACCCCACTTGAATATCAATTTGGTGTACCAATCATCCTGTATATTATTCTTTTTAATCCAATTTACAACTATATTAATTCTCTTACCTTTATCCTTTGGCATAATCTTATAACCAGATTCCCAAAAAGGAGTCATCAATCTTGAGTAGGTAATTCTTCTTCTTTTGATTTCCTCCTCAGAATACTTACTAGGTTTTTTTAAAGATTCATTAGGGTCCTTAATTTGAGTTACATCTTGTTTAATTTTTGCCATATGAAAAAACTTTCTCAACATGTTCTTTTCATAATACTCTACAACCTCCCTGCCCTTATCTAATAAATAATAAAATCCCCTTCCATCTTTTGTGGCCAAATTAATTAACATTAAATAATTCATGTCTTTTATTACTGTTGTAGCAGGTATACCTAAATCCTTAAAGTCTTTTTTAATTTTTTCTACAGAGGTAAAATTCCTTTCATACATATAAAATAAAATCATCATACGCTTTATGTTTAACTTGCTAGGCAAGGGCTTCATAAGTATATGTGATATATATCCTAAATACACAATCCACTTTTTTCTTTTAAGTTGAAAGTGCATATTCTTAATATAGTAATCTCTTTTTTTTACAATGGCTTCTAGGTACTTTATTCTTTCTTTGTATGGTGCGAGTAAAGTCTTTTCAAGCTCATCGGTATTAATAAAGGCTGATATATTAATTCCGTTACCTTGACTTTTTATTTTCATTTATAAGTTGTTCTATAAGTGGTATCCCTTTCTTTTCTGCCTCCTTAGTTTCACTCTCATCCATTTTTAAATAATTAACTCTCAACCAATTAACTGACTCTACCATGTCCTTTAGACTAGAGGTCAGCTTTTGGAAACGCTCAAATGTTTTATCGTCTCCATTAAGGTCAAGTGTAATACTATTTAAAGAGGCTGATAGTTCGTTAATCTTTCTGTTAAGTGCAAAGAACAAGGCATACATGCCATCTTGCTTGTATAATAATAATTCTTCCTTAAGTGTTTCTAATTCAGACATATCGTTGCTTGTATTTGTTCTTCATGATTTATAATATGAATGGAAAATTTATTATTAATAATTCCCTCATATATATTATCTAATTCATATTCAGTTAATGGATTTTTTGTATCTTTTATAATGTGGTAAAAAAATGCATCTTCTGGTTCTATATCCTTGGCTAATCCTTCTACATCATCTAGGCTTTCTCCAAACATTATAATCTCATAGTGCTTGTCAAAAAATAATACAACTCCCGCATTTACCTGTGACTCGTAATACAAATCTTTAATAGGTTTTATTTCTATTATATAATTTGCTGCATTGGTAAGGTTGATTATTAATGCTCGGCTCATAGCCAAATTTAGCATACTTTGTCGAAGACCCCAAGAATGTCTTCCCTCCATATTCTGATTGCTCTTTTCTCCTCGTTGTTAAAGTGATATACCATTTCATAATCAGAATACTTATAACAAAGCACCCTGTCTCCTGCCTCTACAAATGCATCATCAGGTACAGCAATAATATCAAATACTGTATCTAATGTTTCTTCAAATGGAGAGTAGATTGTTTTGCTGACTGACTCCTTAGGTATTCTTTTACCTATGTAGTTTCCATTTAATGGAATCAGTTCACCTGTTTCTTTGTTAATCTTAGCATAGACTGTCATGTCAAAATGAATTGCTAGAATAGTCCACTGTTCTGCTAGATTAGTCTTGATAATCTGACCTTCGTTTGTTAGGATGTTATGATGTACAATAAGTAGGTCTCCAACCTCTACGGTTGATATACCTTCTCCTACACTCATCACCTCACATACTACTGGATTTTGTTCACGGCTATTTTCTCCGTACTTTCTACCAATGTAAAGTCTAATAGACTTACCATCTGGCATTTTGATTTCATGCGTTTCTTTTTGCTCATTGAACGACTTAACAATGAGTTGTTTTCTTTTGGCTTTCATGTCTTTGTGTTTGCACCGATTATTAGAATCGAACTAATGCCTTTGGTTTTGGAGACCAATATTCTACCCCTAAACTAAATCGGATATGTTTATTTTTTTGTTGAACCTCCGTCCTTCCCATTACGGGCTCTGTTAGCTGATGCGCTTTCCTTCACCAGCTTTCCAGACTTTGTATGGCTCATATCCTTACCATCACCATTTCCGTATGTACCTGCATCTCTGTTAGCCTTGTTAAGTTTAACACGATACTTTTTACGCTCGGGAGTAGCATGATACTTTGTATTGTAATCATTCTTCTTCTTACGAGCCTCAGGATTATTACGGAAATAAATTGCTGATTTGGATAGTGCCATTATTTCTTCTTTGTTTTTCCTACAGATGCCATTTTGATTTCACTCTTCTCGTAGTCAGGACGAAGCTTACGACCCATCTCTCCGTAACCAGGCTTTACAATATCACTTGACTTTACTGGTACGTTGATTGTTTTTTTAGCAGGCTCCTGCTTCTTCATTTTAACTTTAGCCATATTATGATTTTTTATGTTTGTTTGCGAATGACCTTGCAGCTGCTGGTGAACTGAATCCCCATGCCTTTAATGCCAAGGCTTTTCTTGTTGGTTCTCCGTTTGGCTTTTTCATTGGACCTGCCATAGCCGCAAAACGAGCAGCAAAAGAAACCCTACGAGGGTTAGTCCCTGACTTAACTGGCGCTTTTAAATTACCACCATGAGCTTTGTTATAAGAGGCTCTACCTTTAGCATTCAATCCTCCTTCTTTATTTTTACCTTCAGAACGCTGCCATGCAGCTGTTTTATAAGCCATGTTTATTAGTTATTAATTTACACATATTTAAAAACTCATCATTAGATAAATTATGTTTTGCAATGTTTACCATTCTGCAAACTAATTGCACATTTCCTTTTATATATCCTAAATTTGAATCTATCCTATCTATTGATACATTTGTATTTACAACTCCATCTCCAAGTATCATTGACATTTTTATTCCAGTCAAAGCGCATCTTCCATCTTGATTTATATACAAATCTTCTAAATCATCTAATGATATGCAATCACCTTTTCTATTTATAGCTTTGCTTCTTAAGTAGCATAAATAGCTTCTTTTGTTTTTTGTTCTTTTATGATTTACATATGTAAGCTTATCTTCTCCATATGTTTTTTTATGGTATGATTTCATTTTAGATGAAATACATTTTTTACACCATGATTGATATTTTTTAGTACCATCAGCTTTATTACCAGTAGTATAAAAATTATCCATATCGCAATAAGTATTGCAATGAGAACAAGATTTACCATGAATAATTTGCCATGCTTCCGACATACTATTTACCTTTTATTTTCTTTTCTTGTTTCAACATTTCCTTGGTAGGCTTTTTACCACTACCTGCGGCAGCACGAATATTATCCCATAGACCTCTCTTGGAATAATGACCATCAGCTCTTTTAATCATCTTTACTTTTGCCACTTGCCTTTGATTTGATTCTCTAATCTTTTCTTTAATAACCCATCAGTCATAGCAATTTCTCTAGCTGATATCATTGCCATCTTCTTTTCATGAGCAGGTGTACCTTGTTCAGGTTTGTCACCCATGCCTGTCTTCTTTAGTTTAACTTTTGCCATACACAAATATACTATTTATATTTATTAATTATATCCTCTAACTCTTGACGCGTCCACTTCTTTATTCGCTGATTCATGTATATAAACTCTAGTTCATTTACAGCTCTATCTCCTATCTTTTTAACAAGTCCTACTCTGTACATAACCTGATTACCATGCAAATAAAGATTACAGCCGGCACACTGTAGGTTCACATTCCATTC